CTTGTACCACCTGTAGCAGAAGCACCACTGGTACCGCTGCTACCAGTACTACCACTGGTAAAACTTATAGTACTTATACCACCTGTAGCGGACGCACCACTGGTACCACTGGTACCACTGCTACCACCTGTACCACTTGTGCCACTTGATGATCCACTTAAACCACTGGTACCAACCAAACCACTGCTACCAGCAGTACCGCCTGTACCACTTGTACCACTGGTACCACTGCTACCACTGCTACCACTTGTACCGCTGGTAAAACTTAAAGTACTTGTACCACCTGTAGCAGAAGCACCACTGGTACCACTGGTACCACTGCTACCACTGCTACCACTTGTACCGCTGGTAAAACTTATAGTACTTGTACCACCTGTAGCGGACGCACCACTGGTACCACTGGTACCACTGCTACCACTGCTACCACTTGTACCGCTGGTAAAACTTTCAGTACTTGTACCACCTGTAGCAGAAGCACCACTGGTACCACTGGTACCACTGCTACCACTGCTACCACTTGTACCGCTGGTAAAACTTAAACTACTTGTACCACCTGTAGCAGAAGCACCACTGGTACCGCTGCTACCAGTACTACCACTGGTAAAACTTATAGTACTTATACCACCTGTAGCGGACGCACCACTGGTACCACTGGTACCACTGCTACCACTGCTACCACTTGTACCGCTGGTAAAACTTTCAGTACTTGTACCACCTGTAGCAGAAGCACCACTGGTACCGCTGCTACCACTTGTACCGCTGGTAAAACTTAAAGTACTTGTACCACTTGTTCCGCTTACACCACTGGTACCAGCAGTACCACCTGTACCACTTGTGCCACTTGATGATCCACTTAAACCACTGGTACCAACCAAACCACTGCTACCAGCAGTACCGCCTGTACCACTTGTACCACTGGTACCACTTGTACCACTTGTACCACTGGTATCACTTGTACCGCTTGTACCATTATTACCACTGGTACCACTTGTGCCACTGCTACCACTTGTAAATGCACCCGAACCACTTGTACCACTTGTTCCGCTTACACCACTGGTACCAGCAGTACCACCTGTACCACTTGTGCCACTTGATGATCCACTTAAACCACTGGTACCAACCAAACCACTGCTACCAGCAGTACCGCCTGTACCACTTGTACCACTGGTACCACTTGTACCACTTGTACCACTTGTACCACTTGTTTGGCTTACACCACTGGTACCAGCAGTACCGCCTGTACCACTTGTACCACTTGTTGATCCACTTAAACCACTGGTACCAACCAAACCACTGCTTCCATTAGTTCCTCCAAATCCACTTGTACCACTTGTACCACTTATACCACTTGAAAAACAACTGTTACCACTTGTACCATTTGTACCATTTTGACCACTGCTACCACTGGTACCAGTGGTACCGCTTGTTCTTGCACCAGTACCACTAGTGCCATTTGTACCATTTGCACCACTGCTACCACTGCTACCACTTGTACCACTTGAAAAACAACTGCTACCACTTGTACCATTCAAACCACTTGTACCATTTGTACCACTTGTACCACTTGAAAAACAACTGCTACCACTTGTACCACTTGTACCATTTGCACCACTGGTACCACTGGTACCACTGGTACCGGTAGTACCGCTTGTTCCTGAACCACCACTAGTGCCATTTGTAGCAGATAATCCGCTGCTACCACTCGTACCATTCAAACCACTTGTACCATTTGTACCACTCGTACCACTTGAAAAACAACTGATACCACTTGTACCACTCGTTCCGCTTTTACCACTTGTACCACTTGTACCACTGCTACCACTGCTACCACTAGTGCCACTTGTACCACTCGTTCCGCTTGTACCACCCGTACCATTTGTACCACTCGTTCCGCTTGTACCACTCGTTCCGCTTGTACCAGATGTACCACTTATACCACTAGTACCATTTGTACCAAATATACCACTTGTACCGGAAGTACCGGTTACACCACTAGTGCCTGACGCGGGTGCTATAAAAACTTCTTTTGTGATATTATCTATGGCTAAAACATGAGTTAACGGAAATGGACCAGCGCCTGTACCTGACGGAAGATTAGTATATAGATTATTGGAAACATATATTTTTGAAGCAGTTATTTCGTTTAGGTTTTTTGAACCTGTTAAAAGGCCTTGTGCGTTTGTAATAATTAATAAATTGCTACCAGAAACCACCCTTTCTGTAAAATTATTTCCAGAGGAGTCACGTTGAGTAAAAAGAGATGCAAATCTATCGATACTACTACCCATACATTATTAAATAAATATAAAATAGTTTGTTTAACACGGTAGTCTTATTATTTAATATGACTGAAACAATGATGTAACTATTCTTCTCCATTGACCCGCGCTATAAATATAAAAATAATTACCATCATAGCTTATCCAACCATCTTGACCATAATCATTTGATTGAACTGGTGTTTGTTGATAAAACTTATCTGGGAATCGTTGAAATACTCTAAATGCTGTATTTATAGGTCTACGAGAACTTGTTGTATATATTGGATTATTGCATTCATCATAGCCACTTATATAGGTACTGGTAGAAGGATCATAATCGAACACAGAAATAGCTCTTCTCATCCAACCGAGAGGGTATTGATATATATAGATATAATTTGAATCGTATGCGAGCCAACCATTTTCTCCATATTCGTTTGAACTTTTTGGCGGTGGGTGAAATGGAATCTTTGTGATAGAAACAGATTTCTTTTCAGTTGGATATACATCCTTTATAATATTTTTATCTATAGGCTGTACACCCACTCCATCAACATAATCAAAATCTTGTTGTTTATCTTTAATAGCTGTTGTATCTTCGAAACCATATTGTTTTGCATTATTCTTAATATTATCCATCTGTTCAGCATCTACCGCAGCCTCCATCAACTTAATCTTTCTGATGGTAAACATCTTTTGGGTAGTATTCTTGATACCTTCTAGGCCAGGTATAAACGATGGATTCAACAAATAACCATTTACGGTTAAATTGAATGTGGTTTTAACATTTCTATCATTGGTATCATCCAACTCAATATCGGTGGTAAAGTTATCAGCTTTTACCAAAAACTTAAATCTTTCTTTATCACCCCAATAATCATTGCAAGCGTAACTTATTTCTTCTAAAAGTTTGTTATTTTGATCAACATAATCGGTCCAAATTACGCATTCATATGTAACTATGACTTGTTTAGGCAATGTTACGGTGAATATTTGTTTGGTTGGTCTAGAATTAAACAATATGTTGCTGTTTAAGATGTTGAATCTGTCATACTTATTTTTTTCTGAATAAGGTACAATAGCTTGATATGCCAAATAACGATTAAACGTAGCACGATCCTTATTATCCGCAACTTCTGAGCGTCTCATCATAAATGCAGGCAATAGTATTTTACCTTGATTATCTCTAATATACCCATCTTTTTTCATAGCGGCCCATCTTTCTGGACTACCATATATGATAGGTACTTTAACCAATTCACCATTATCCATCACTTGTAGATTGATCTTATTATTGATAAAACCCATAATGGTACTATCAATGTCCATCAAATCTATCGTGAGATTTTTTACTTCATCTGTATCACGACGTATAGCAAATTGGCGCTTATATGTGATATCTTTGTCAGATTGTGCCATTGGATCTTGCACCATGTTTGGTACAGGATTTACTTGATTATTAGATATTGAACTTACTTGCCATGGCATAATTAATTTTGTCTTTGTATGATATTTAGTTTACTTAATCTCGTATAGTGAGTATTGACTATTAAACTCCAAGACTTATCTGGGTGACCTCCAAGGAATTGTTCTTGTACAACATTATCCATTTCATAAAATCTTTCGTTATACAAAACAACATCTCCAATTTCTGGAAAAAAGTTTGTAATAATACAATCACGTTCTCTGAACTTAAAAATTGTGTTTTGGTTTCTGTCAGGACCAAATTTTGATGCATTTTCACCAGTTATATCTTCACGTTCGGCTAAACATGAAAGATTAATTGCCGGATAAAACATTTTACCTTGTGAAGAAACTGATTCACCATACATGTTTACGGTAGTTTCGTTAATAGCAATCTTAAACACTTGTACAACTATTTCAGCGATATCACCAAAAAATTCTGCGTTAACAGAACTTAATAAGTTCATATCTCTTTTTGAATAAAATCTACCTGGCAAATAATTTGGATTATAAATCCCAACATCTTTTCTTCCTTGTGTCCAATATTCTTTAAACGCAGGATTTTGCTGTGGATATTGTGGTGAATTTGGGATAGCCATAAATTATCCAATATAAATGTGTAATGGAACTTTAGATAGCATTTTGTTCATAGACTCAGATTCTTTATCCTTGTTTTCTAATTGGTTGACACGTAAACTTTTCTCCAACATTTCTCGTAATTTCTCGATAAGATTGCTTGTTTCCTCCTTAGCCTCAGCACGTAATTCAGCACCATCTAAGGTAACTTCGCCACCTGGAATTGGAACCGTGCTATACTTTTGAAGTATACGACCAAGTGTTTCTTTACAAAGTGCTAAGAAATACTTTTTAATCCATTGTTTTCCTGACTGATTAATTTTACAATATGTACAATATTCGTAAGGGATATCACTCGGATCACTAACATATTCGTATCTTGAACCACTAAAAAAATTGGTAATATTTTTATCATTTTCTAGATAATAATCAATCCAAATTTTTACATCATTCATTGGTATTGGGAATATTCTGAGTTTATTATTACCAACTATTTCAAAACTATATTGACTCTTACGTACCATATCATTGAATTCAATAGCTTGAATACGTTCTAAGTCTTCAAATATCGGAGTCATCAAGAATTGAGTTGCCGGACTATAAGCACTAAAACCAAGTTCTGATAATATGTTACTATAACTCATACCAGTCATGCTGAATGGATCGTATATACGAGCAACAGCCGGTGTTCTAAAATGAAATACTCTACGAACTTCAATTCTTGATCCGGTCAAGTGTTCTATATCTTCACCAATCAATTTGTTTAAATCGTATAATTGTTCACTACCACTTATACTTGCAGATACGTTTATATAATTTCTCTTTAGTGGTGTTTCACCATTCACTAGAGCTTCACTACCATATTGTTTACTAAGTTGTACAACAAATGGCAAACCAGTGCTTTTTACGCCCAGTCCAGTTAAATTTGGATATTGATCTTGTGGTAAACCAGTTAAATCTGCCATGTTGTTAACAATATTAAACTCGTTAACTACACGATTATATTCAAGAACGGATTCTTCAAAACAAGCATAGAAATTTTCATCTATCATTTCTATATCAACAATTGGATACCCAAGACGTTTCGCAGCCCACATTGCACTGCTACTACAATCATTTTCAAACGTGGTCTCACCACTATTACAGATCTCGTCCAAATAATAACCAAAAGGAACGTTGCTAGACGTTACAGCACTACCACTGCCGGGCCATCTTATCCTATCTTGATCTAAATTAGCACTCATTTATTATAAATATCGAATGAATGGTAATTTCACTATTTTAATGGTATATATGTAATTTTATATAAAAGAATCCGCAATTATCTTATATACAGATGGTTTTGGTTTTGATTGTAGTTTTTCTTTAAGAAGCAACGCATCTTTCTTTTTCTTGGTGTCCAACACCTTTTTTAGAATATTTTTTACCTTTTTGTTCATATAAATTTGATTATTTTAACAACAAGATTTCCTGTTCCTTTGATAACCCTATGATATGTTTCTTTTGGTATAAAAATTTTTTTATCAAAAGAAACTGGTAGCGAATTATCTAATTGTATTTGCCAATTACCTTCATTTTTTACCACTTCTATCAGCCTATCTTCTTTATCCAAATGCCATTCTAATTGATGAATATCTACATTTGAATTGAATTCACGAATATATTCATTATTTCCTAAATTTGTTTCGTTATATGGTAAACTCATATTTTAATGATCTTACTAGCAGACCCTTTTTCTCTCATATATCTATTGAATTCAACAAATAAATCTTCCGCATTCATTCTGGCATCTACTTCCCAAGGTAGAGTTTTTTCTTTTTCTTCATCGTCATATTTAGGATATTCTTTACCATCCCAACTATTATCTACAATGTTGTATCTACCATCTTCAACTTGTTTGATGTGCCAGCATTCGTGTGCTAATGTTTTAATTTGATTATCGCTACTATGAGGACTGTTTGTTCTCATAATAATCTTATAGCTGTCTACTTTATATGGTTTACTCTTACCTTTAACATCTACCTTACCCTGAACTTTTCCATCTAAATTACCAAACTCTAATTTGATTTTACCGGTGGGTAGATTTAATCTTTTAGCAAAAAATTTATACGCAGTTTTAAGTCTTTCTTTATCAACGATATTTTTTAGTATTTCATTTAAATTAGTACCAAATTTAGGTAAATTATCAACCTCATGTTTTAAAGGTGTAGACAAATCAACCAATTTATACTTGATTGGCAAATTCTTAATTGAATTGAAAACTGTATTAACATTCTTTGGACTATCATCGATAAAAAATATATCATTAAATCCTTCGTTATTAATTTTATCAACAATCCAATCCGCTTTAGCCTGCGGATTACCAGTTCCAAGAGTTATAACCGGCAAATCAATTTTAAATATCTTATTGATAATATTCTTGATGTGCTTATTAGCTTCATCTCCTCTAGCCGTCAGTATGACAGTCAACCTATCTTTAACGCCTGCATTTACAATTTTATAAAATCGTTTAGCAACTGGCTTAATGATTTGAGGATTAATAATTGTTTCAAATTGACTGAAATCAAACTCATCTCCTGGTTTTGGTTCATAGACTGCATATTCAGCAGGTGTAAGATATGAAAACTTACCAGGCCCTTGCTTTAATAATACCTTTGCGGTTGTATGAAAAAGTGTATCGTCAAAATCAAACACCCTTAATTTTTTGGTTTGAATCATAGTAAAGCCTTAATAATTTTTTTGTAAATTGATTCTTTCTTAACTAATTGATCCAATGGCACACCTCTATATTTTTGTCTTATTTGCGCAATAGGCATACCATATTGTTTTTCAGCCTGTGCTGCTAAACTATATCTATCAAGCTTTTCTTTTTCTTTAGCATGTAGTTTACGTGATACACTAGCCGCAACAACACTTTTTACATTGTCGGTATAATACTTTTCACCCGAATTCAATAAATCATTTAGTATCTTAATTTCAATTTCTAAACTATCCACTTCACGTTCCAAATTGGCTTTTTCAGCAGTTGTAAACTTTGCTCCTGTTGTATGTAATTTGCCTCTCTTTTCAACAAACTCTTGGGTCTTATCATCAATTACTTTTTCTAATGATATACCAGCTGGTTTATTATCAGGTTCCAAAAATGCATAGGAAATAGTTTTTTCAGAATCTATTGGTGCCATTGTTGGCATATCTGTATCAGTTATTACTATAGTAACATTATTACCATCAATGAATAATACATCACCGAAAATTTTCATGCCTTTTAATTTTACTTTGTCTCCAATCGTAAAATACTTTGTAGCTTCATTATCATCAGATTGTGATTTAGGTGTTGTAGGTGTCGTTGGTTCTTTCTTGGGTTCATCAATACCATACAATTCATTGTAGGTATAGATTTTGCTGCCTGGTTCATATAATACTTCTTTTACATTATAACCATTGAATTCTATGGCATATTCATATTCTTTCTTAAACGGCATCAATTTAGACAAATTAGATGTCCAAAATGATACAATAATAGCTTTACCTCTTGGAATAGCTGATTCAATTTTTATATCTAAATTTGTAGTTGTTGTTTCTTCAGAATCATCATCTACTTCGAATATCCTACCCTTTAGTAGTGGATCGGCATAAGGACCAAATCTACCAAGACCTTTTAATAAATTTTCTAGTTGTAAATGACCACCGCCATTATTTCCGCTCTTTAATTGTCTTAATGCTTTTTGTGCCCAATAATCAAGTTGATCACGATCAGATGTATATTGTATATCAGGAGCTTTATCCAATTCATCAATCTCTTTTAGTACATCCGGATCATCACAAAGAAATACTTTTTTAATAACGCTATATCCAAATACCAAATTCTTATTTGCTTTTTCATCTTTATAAACAAGAAAAGCACATTTATTAGCTGGAGTAGAGTAATTATAAGTCTTTTTCTTAAAATATACGGTATCTGGATTTTCAATCAAAAGTCGGTTTAAACTAATCATATAGTTATAAATATTATTTGTAGGATATATCGTTTGATATTTATATGAAGAATGATATTAATGACATTTTTAACCATATTGCTACTAATTCTCTGGTGTAGTATATTTGAGTGGCTATTACATAAATATTTGATGCATAAGTCACTTTTCAAGTTTGAATACGCGTATAAAGCTCACACCAAGGTACATCATAATATTTATAAGTACGACGAAACTTATCACGCTCAAAATGGAGATGATGGTAAAAAGATTCCTATGGCTTGGTGGAATGGCGTGGTAATCTCATTACTAGCTGCATTACCTATGTTTATATTTGGATATAAAATATTCTTGTTAACATTTGTTGTGTCTATGTGTTATTACGGAATGTATGAATTTATACACTGGTGTATGCATTTTCCAAAAAGTAGAAATGTAGAATATAGATTATGGTTTAAGAAACTAAACGGACACCATTTATTACATCATAGATATATGCATAAAAACTATAATGTGGTACTGCCATTTGCTGATTGGTTATTTGGTACTTTATTAATAAAAAGTCCAATTAAATTTGGTCAATGTAAACCATCTTATTGTGTACCAAATGTTCAGCCAGAATAATTACTTCTAGGACGCATTGGTTCTATATTAGGATAAACCAAGTCTAGATGATCAAAATCGTCTTTAGTAGTGTCTACTTTTTTGACATTATTATAATAATTTTGCAACCACATCTTACCGATTGGATTCTTAACAGGACTCTTCAAGAATTGAATCACACTTCTCAATACACTTTTATCGATTGGCTCACCACTTTTTGTACGATCAACAATCTTGAAATTGTTCCCAAATATGTTTTGAAAATGTCCCATGTTATTTTGACAACTGAACCACATTTGCGACAATAAATCTTCAGGTATTTTACGAGGTCTTTTATTGTTTCGTTCGATTGCTACTTGCAAGCTTGTGTTTACAAATATCATATAACAATCATAACCATATTGCTCCATAATTCTTTTCTTTATTTGTATGGATTGTATACTATCACCTGTACCATCTATGATAAGACCCAATCGGGAGTTTCTATACATGACCAATTTTTTATTTGTTATTTGTTTTGCTTTTTCTCTAGTAGATTGTGGGCCGATTGTCAATTTTTTAAATTCATCTGGACTCAACTTACTCAAATCAGATGAAATCTTCATTTTCTGAAGCATTTGTTCAAATTCATTATCACTGTTGATTAACTTTAACCCATACTTGTTGACCGAGGAATCAGACGGTAAATCAAACAATTCATTTGCAACTGTGCTTTTACCACTACCAGGTCCACCCGCCATAAATATACATTTGAGTGTAGATGGATCGTCTACACCTTCTGTCAATCTGTTTTTTTTAAGTAATTCAAGTAAGTTCATATATTTAAATATAATTCACATTACGAATATATCGCCTATATTAGCTCCTAAAACATCTTCAATTAGATATGGTATTGTATTTGCAATATTATCTAATTTTTCTTGTGCTTCTTCTAAATTTTGTGTGGTTGCTATAGTTTTGCTACCATAAGGACCAAATCCTACCAAAAGCTTTTTGGTAAGAGGATTAAATGTAATTTTACCGTCTTTTAAATATTGTACAAACAATTCATAGTAAAATTCGTAGTATCTACGATGTAGTTTACCTTCTCTGGCACTACGCATTGTACCAATATGGTTAAACAATCTACCTTTGGCTAAATCAAATGTTCTGGATTTTTTATAATCATCACTGCCATATCTTGTGTTTTCTTTGCTTTTACCGTAAATCTTTAACAGTTCATTAAATTCTTTATCAACCCAGTCAGTATATTCTTTGAATTGATGTGTTTTATTCATTACGTGACCTACTCTATGAATTATAGTCCACGCAGTCATAGGAATTTTATCAGCGGCTGTATTGCTTACAAAGAATACTGTGATGTTATCACTATTGATTTTGAATTGGTTAGGATCTAAACCCAAACCTTCTGGATATGGTTTTACGAGAAATTCGTATGGTACTCTACCTTTTTCGCTGAATTGTCTTAAACCAGGCTTGTTAACAAAATAAAAATCAAAGTTGACTGATGTATTTTTTAACATATCCTTGACTTTTTGTATGGTTACTGGATGACTTAGTGCAGCTCTGTCTCTTGGATCTTTGTATGAAGCGCCTTTTTCAAATCCGCCTAATGTTGTATATGCGCCTAGGGGGGCTTCGTTTAGTATATCTTTAAATTTGATCATAGAGGAGGTGGTGTTGGACTTGGAAATGTATGTGTAGCTGTTGGAATATTTAAACTGGTAAACACAAACTCTCTTTCAAATAAACCGGCTGAATTAATTACTATTCCATTGTAACTATCAATAAACAAATATTGACAGGCTTGATTGTTCAAACTACCATCACTTGTTAGCGAGTATCCAACGCCTAAATTACTTTGTGTTTCCCAATAGGCATCATTTTTAGAATTTTTGGCAGATTCGTACACCCAAGTATTATAGTAAGCTAGATTTTTTCCATAAAAACTTGCAGCATTGTTCTGCATATCTTGTTCAGTAAATTGTGAAGTAACATACTCTTGGGATGGTTGATATGATGTAATTACAAACCTCTTTAACAATACTGACCAAATAGATTGATCCAAAGCATATGTAGCTGTTTCCAATAAACTATTGAATAGTGGATCATCTTGGCTTGGAAATAAATTTGGTGTAGCCAAATCAGAAACATTGCCAGAAATTGTCGTAGTAGCAAATGGAGTGATTAATTGTCCACTATAAGTATTGTTCCACAATCCAGATGTATTGGCATACAAATTTTGTAAATCACTACCACATTGTAGTGATGTTTGTTCAAATCTACTCATAAGATCAGCAAACTCTCCAGCCAAACACGGTGGTGTAGTTGTAGCATATTGAGCTACCATAGAAGCAATAAAATTACCAGCTAATGCTCCTCCAAATCCAATACAACCACCCAATGCTGATGTTGCACTTGTAAGAAGATTTACACCTATTTGTAAACCCAGATCTTGATTATCTGTTTGTTGTAACAAGGCATATGCATTTAATATCTTAGAATTACCATACGAGTAAAACTGGTTATTGAATATTATCATGTTATTCAAATTAACTTGTGCATTAGCTATATCAGTTGAAGAAGGAGTTGTTGTCATCTGTTAATAAATATTAAAAAAACTCACTTGGAAAATATCATAGAGAGTAATTAGTTCTGTAGGATTGGACAATTGCCCACTTATTTTCGGGTTGAAATATTTGAGGATACTTTAAATACGAAGCATGTCCATCTGCATATATATATGATGCTCCATTGTTGTGCTTTTTAAAATCTAATTCAGTTTGATCATTACCTTTTCCTTCAAATATATCCATATAAAAATGTCTTGAATTTCCTAACTTTTCCCCAAATATTACTGTTTCACTTACGAATAGAATGGAACTAGACTTCAATGGTTCCTCTAAAATGTCCCAATCCGCGTCAAAATATTCATAGTAATAATCATTAAATCCATTGATTATAAAACTACGATTTGATTTGTTAATGTTTGTTTCAACTAGATTATTTGTAAATTTATCGACAGGACATCTTAATATACCAACATTCTCATAATATGGTTTTAATGCTAATGGCCACTGATTTGTCAAACTACGCGGCGGATATATGTCATTATAATCTAACTTATATTGTTCAGCTGAAAGACCCAATTGCCTAGAGTTGTTTAAACATTGTATTTGAAGCGCTTTACTTTTTGCTTTACTCAATGATGGTAATAAAAGACCGGCTAATATTGCAATTATAGCTATTACCACTAGTAATTCAATCAAAGTAAATGCTTTTTTATTTTTCATAACTAATTGTTTGTTTTTTTAAATTATACTTACCAATTCTATAATAACCAGTATTAGCTGTAAATTTTATCAGATAATTGTCTGTTTTAATAGTCATATCTTCTTCTTACATTCTTCTTACATTCTGGTTCTACTCGATCTTATAACATGTAATCCGCATGTAGGATTACTTGTGTCATCAAACAACCACACTTAACATGTCTATTTTTAGTTAATATCATACTCTTATAAATAGAAAATCCCGCCAGAACCTAGCGGGACTTTGTCATAAATTTATTATTTGATTAAACCTTATTTCCAAGTCTCTTGTTAACAATAGATTGGACTTTCCTTAAAAAAGCAGCATCATCTGTTTTACCATCTCTTTCAGCAGCTGCTGCTTTTCTGGCAGCAATTACAGCATCACCAGTAGTAATCTTGCCATCACCGGTTTGATCCAATTTCTTGGTAACCTTTGGAGCTGGTGGTGATTGTTTCTTAGGCGCTTCTTTCTTAGGAGATTCTTTTTTAGCTTCTAATTTAAGTTCTTCTAGTATTTCTTTGATTAAATTTTTAATTTCGTTACGCGTCATATAATTTCTCCTCTTAATAAATATATTTTAAAATTTAAATTACCAATATTTTCTTTTACCTTTATTGCTCAATGATTTCATTCTATGACTTCTATAAAGCCAATATCCAGCTGTTGTTTGATCTTTTGAGCACATATACGTCTTAATTCAGTAAGAACTGGACGTTTTTCAACCTCAAACTTAACCATATTATATTTGTCGTTTTTAAACGTAGTTTATTTTTTTGTCTTTTAAAAGACAATAAATTTTACCATAAAAAATTTAATTAAAACTTTTACCACAACCACAAGTGCTTGCTGCATTTGGATTAATAAATTTAAAACCTCCGCCCATTAATTCATAAGAATAATCTAGTTCAGCCTCTTTAATATAATTCGCACTAAAATTGTCTATGACTACACTCACACTTTCATATTCATATACCAAATCATTGTCTCTGATTTCATCAAATGTCATACCATACTGTAAACCACTACATCCACCTGCTTCTACAAATATTCTCAAACTTTTGTTTTTATAATCCTCTGTATTTTTAACTAAATTATTTACTTCGGTTAAAGCATTATCAGTTAATTTAATTATTGAAGTTTCTAATTTTATCATAATTTACCAAAATCTACCTCGGCCTTTATTACCTAAACTGCGCATACGATGACTACGACAACTCCAATAACCGGCTGTTGTTCTGTCTTTCTTTTGAGCACATCTATGTCTAGCAGCAAAACTTTTTCGACGAGCTTTATTGCCTGCTCTACTTCTCATATTTGGATCTCCGAATGTTACTTTCTTGATTTTACCATTTTTACCTTTGACGTAGACAGCATATTTTTTTGGTCCACCTGGAGTTCTAACTGGTCTATTAAGTGTAACACTTCTGCCACGATGTTTAGCTTCAATTATCAAATCTTCTTCAATTTCAATCGGAGCATCCAAATAAACTTCTCTACCCTCAAAAATTTCTTTTTTACCAAGGTCACTCTCAACCAATTCAGCGTCTGGATCACATAGTTCAATTAAATTATTGTAATATAACTTACGAACTTCTTCAATTAACTCAAAATAAGATTCACTATAAGTTCTAAAAATGTTTTCCATTAATGGAATTTGTTTTTCTAAATGATAATTTAAATTAGCTGTAATTACTGTATCTTGCAGCATTTTCATCGGACAAAGTTCTTGATTTTCAAATAAATCGATTAATTTAATCATATAATATAAATATTATTCATACTTGTTTGTTAGTTTTAATTCGCCAATTAGTCTCTTTTCGTTGTCATTTAAGTTTTTATCCAATTCAACACCTAAATCCTTTAACGTATAACTAACCCCAGTCTTTTTCTCTACATTCTTCATTATTTCTATAGTATCCACAACACTATCCAAAGTGGTCTTGTATTTACCAAATTCAACCGAAGAAGTCAAATTACTAAAATCAACAGATCTAGGAGCTATACCCTTTATTATTGATATTGCATATGAAGCAATATGTTCAAATACACTAAATATCGCGCTTGCAATTGGATTTGTAGCTGCCAAAAATCTCAATACCATAAAGCATATCAAGAATATTAATATGCCAGTAACCCCTATTGTCACAAACCTCTTCAAACCATACATGACACCGCCTAGACCCATCCAACTGTTTACTTCATTCACGGTAACCTGAAGGGCGTCTGCCTTTTTTGCCACCTGCGAAGCCTGTGTTTCCAATCCTTTTATTTGTTTTTCATACACATCTTCAATTTCTTTTTGTCTTACTTGAAGAGTCATAATCTCATCATCACGTTCTTTGAGTAGTTTACCGCCCTTTTGTTTTTCCTTTTCAACTTCACTATTCAATAGATCTGTGAGTTCTTTTATTTTGTTCAAATCATCGATATTTGGATTACCAGTGATGTTCAAAATTCTACCATTAAAGTCTATAGCAGTCTTGACTTGGACGGGCGGATTTGTAACAGATTTAAGAGAATAGTCAGTTCCACTAGCTAGTGTAGCAACTTGTTGTAACTTTTCACCTTCGTTTTTTGCCATTTCAACTCGGGTATTTGCAAGAACATCTTTGGTCTTTTGGACCTTTTCTACATTCGTAGATTTGCATCCGCTGACCAATAAAAATGATGTTAAAAATAGTGTAAATAGTTTTCTCATGTCTATAAATATCAATCCATACTATAAAAACTTGTATATTTCACCACTATGATACATGATACTATTATGTCAAAATATTGTGATACATCGTTAATTAACATCAAAAGTATCAATAAAAATATTGCAAAAATACTTATTGAAAAGAATCATTATACTCATAAATGGAGTTTATGTACTGTAGCTTATGGTGTTTATCATAAAGAATATATAGAAAGCACATTCTTTGGTGGTTATAACGAAAAATTAATTGGCGTATTGATATACGGAAATGCAGTAGGTAGAAATGCCAGTACAAGCATATCTCCACTACTTACTAACAACAATGTACTAGAACTTACAAGACTGTGGATATCTGATGGTTATGGCAAGAATATTGAAAGCTATTGTATTGCTGAAAGTTTTAGATTATTAAACATCGAATATCCCCACATAAAATGTATATTAAGTTACGCTGACAGCGAGGTGGGTCATAAAGGTACAATATATCAAGCAACAGGATTCCTATATCAAGGGGATAATTATGTAGATATAGCACTAATGCCTAACTATAGTGTTAGTTTAAACGGTCCTCCTAATTATGAGTGGATACATAGTAGAAGTGTTTATGCTAGATGGAAAACACATAGTGTGGATAAACTAAAAGAACGTATAGGTAGAACATTTTGGCGCAAACGTGAAAGCGGTAAACATCGTTATATCAAGTTTATTGGCAACAAGATAGAAAATAAAAAGTTAGCTAAATCACTAAAACATAAAGTTCTACCTTACCCAAAAAATACTTCGTTCAAAGAAGAAGTAACGGAAATCCTTGTGGAAAATATCAATCAATTTTTTGAATAAAAAACCCCCAACCTTTCGGAAGGGGGTTTGTTTAATTAAAATTACTTATTAGAATTGACTTTAAAATTGTTATGACACCCAATTACATACTTTTGAGCCTCTTTATTATGAATCCATCCCTTTACTTTAATAGGATTGGGTTTTTTATTAACCTTCTTATACAACCTAAAAAAGTCTTCACACACTGTTAAAAACATAGAATCTAGATCATCTATATCTTCGTAATTATTTGGATTATATGTTGGAACTCCTAATATTTTATAGTCTTTCTTATCGTAATCATATGTTACTAATCCACCCACAATCTTAACCGTTATAAGAGATAAAGGTATAAGAGGTACGGTGTTATATATTAAAATATCGGTTGGATCTCCATCCTCGGATAAAGTTTGGGGTAAAAATCCATAACTGGCTGGATATTGAAGTGAACTAATTAAACATCTATCCAATCGTAACATGTTTAATTTAACATCATATTCATATTTTGCATTTGTATCTTTTGGTATTTCTACAATAGCATGAGCCTCAGTTGGAAACAGTATGGGTTGCGAAACATTAATTAAATTTTGTAGCATAAAACGGAGAACTAATATAAGTATATATAAATTTTATGATAATGTCAAATATATAAAAAACAAAAAAAACAAAAAAAAATTAATATTTTCTTTTATGTAATTTAATCGTGGTTAGTGATACACCATACTTTTCACTCAATTCGTTATTACTAAAATTACCACTCTTCAAATCATCAACAAATTCATTTTTTCTAAGCGCAAAGTTTCTCTTTTGTTCACTAATCTTACGTTTCATTTCATCACTCATAGCACCACGCTTTTTGCCTTTTAAGCCGTTATCATAACTGTAATTAATATTGCGATTAGCCAACTTTTCATTTCTCTCCTTATATTTAAGTGTACCAACGTCAGTACCATATTTAGCAACAAACCACTCTAATGTATAACGTCCTACAGCACGTTCTCGCTGTCTCTCCTTAGCCTCATCACTATGTTTTTTACCATGCATATGACCCACATTATTTGCAGCAGTCATATTTTCTAAGATTTTTTCTTTATTAGGATTATATGTAAAATTATCTCCACCGTTAGCTATTGGACTGATATTATAACCAATATCACGCATATAAGGTTTAAATATATCTAAATAAAATTGTTCTCGTTTAAATAATTCACTTTCATTCACATTCTCCAAAATAACAAATTCAAAACCAGACTCTCCATAAAAATCCCACGCATGTTGCAGCTTAGGATTGATATGTTTATTTTGCTTTAAATCGTTTTTGTGTTCCCACCAACGACGGTCAATATCTTTAGCAGAGCCAATGTAAAACTTACCATTTTTAATATTTGTTATTTTGTATACACCACTTTTCATATAATATAAGTATATACAAATTCTATGGTAATGTCAAATATTTTATTTATGTGCAACAAAAAACCCCAACTTTCGTTGGGGTTTTGAGTTATTTTAATTGAACCAAGAATTATACGGTGTCAAGATCACTGATAAGAACTTTTCCATAGAATTCGGGGCGCACTACCTTCTTAGCGTAGCGGGTCATTACGCCTCTACGTGGTGTGAAGTTAGTTGGGTCATAAACCAATGGAGTTTGGATTAGTGGAATATATGGAGCATATACTGCACCGGTTTCTAGGAAGTTGCTTCCACGGAAACCAACCAAGATTACGTTATCAGTCATGTATGGGTTCTTGTAAACTTGGAAGCGACTTGCGAAGCTACCAACACGACTTACACCCATTGCGAACTTAGCTTGATCACCATCTGTGTTAACAACATAACCTGGGATTGATTCCAAGATAGTTGCTACGTCTGGTGAACATACTAGGAAGTTTGCACCACCACGTAGAGTCAATTGGTGAATCTTGTTTGAGACCTTTTGGATCTTGTTACCAAGAGTTTGGAACCAAGTGCTCTTAACGTAAGCAGTACGATTTGGTGAGCTGTTAACTACACGGGTGAAGTTAGCAACCGGAGTACCTGTTGTACCACCACCTGCAAAGCTTAGAGTCTTAGTGAACTCAGTACCAATTTGGGCTGACCAAGCTTCGGTAGTAGTACCAGTTACGGACTCGTTCAACATGTCTAGGATTTCGAGGTCGATTTCCATAGATACATATTCACTCAATAGAGCAGTAAGTTCTGCTTCTGCATCGATGGAATGATATGCGTTCAAGTCTTGAGCCAATTCTGGAGTCCAGACTGCTTTCAACTTACGGGTCTTAGCAACTATTGGTTCGCTGTTTAGTACCAAGTTTACTTCAGGAATACTGATATCGTCACCGATAGGTTGTGTAGCGGTACCAGCAGCATTACCAGAACCTTCACCTGCGGTCTTACCAGCTTCAAAGTCACCACGGCGATTATCTGTAGGTTGAATTGTGTAGTTCAACTTTGGAGTTTGTGCTGGGGTAGCAGCGGTACTTGATTGACTTACGAACAAGTTAATTACGTAGTTTGGTGCAGCAATAGTACCTGTATTTACTACGTTGGCGTAGGTGTTTAATACAGTTAGGCCTACGTTACCCGTAGTTTGCAGACCAAATGAACGTACTGCGTTCAAGTCAGCATTCCATACATAACCAGTAGCGGCTAAAGATCCGTTTGTGGCTTGAGTATTGTCGTTAATATCTAGAGCAATCTTGAAGACACCCTTAACATTAGTGCCTGACAATGAGGAGCTAAATGCTGAATCAAATTGTAGATCTTTCCAGCTTGCGGAAGTTACAGTTGCGTTTGCGGATGTGAATGCTGAACTCGTTACTACACGTTCAGAGTAAGCAAAACGACCTTGACCGTATAGACCATTTACTGCTGCATCGGTTGAACCGAACTTAGCAGAATTGGTACCACCGAACAAGCTAGTGCCTGGGGTTTGACCCAACTTACCAGTACCATACTTAAAGTCTAAGTAAAATACTAGACCGGATGGTAAATTCATTGGTTGAACGCTTACGAATTCCTTAGCAGCAATTTCAGCGAATACACGGCGAACTAATGGTAGAGCAACGCCAGCCCATTGTTCTGAACTGGTTGATGTACCAGTTGTAGAAGCTTCATCTAGCAATTGCTTTGCTTGGTTTTCTAATAGGATTGACATGTGTGCCTTTTCAACACCAGTTACGCCTTCAAGAAGGCCTGTCTTTTCCCACTTAGTTTGTAATCCACGGGTTTCGGCCATCAATTTGGCTTGTGGATTCATATTATTTGTTAATAGACTTTTTACATCCATAATATTTTTTCCTTTTTTTATCTTTTTGGTTTGTTAATACTCGCAAACTAATTACTTCTTAATTCCTGCGAGCTTTTGGAATCTTGAAGCCATCACATCAGCTTGAGGTTCTACAATGGTAGATTCAGGCTTTGTGCTGGATACTGGTTTGCTTGCCAAACCTTCGGTGATAGTACTTACAGTTGCATTTGTCTTCTTTTTAACAACTGATCCACCTCCATTAATTGATTCGGCCAAAACTGTATATGCCAACTTGACTTCACGAATATTTTTAGTCAAGTCGAAAGTGTTAATAATCTTCAACTTTTGTTCTTCGGTCAAAGTCTTGCCCTTGAACAACTTGTTGGTGTATAGCAACTTAGCATTTAACAAATTGGTTTCTGATAGAACACCTTTCAAATACTTGACAGTTTCTACGTGTTCACTCAATTGGTTCTTCAATGCTTCGTTTTCTTCATTAATAGCTACTAGAGCTTCTGCCATTTCTTCACAGGTTACATCCCCTTCAGATGGTGATGGAACTTGACCTGGGGCAGGAGCTGCGGATGCGGCTGGAACTGCTTCTGGAGCAGCTGCAGCTGGAGCAACAGGAGCGGCTGGAGCTGCTGGAGCTGCTACGGCAGCAGCGGCTGGATCGACGTTTTCTTCTTCAGTTTCTAGTTCTGCTAGAAGTTCATCTAAATTTACTGTTTCATCCATATCATCCATTTCCTCCAGGCCATCCGCATCTTTATTGATGCTTTCGTCTTTCTCTGGTTTGTCTGTGTCATCATGTCTGTGTCCGACCTCACCTTCTAGCTCTGCTAGAATTTCTTCAAGTTCTTCGCTGGTTACTTCGGCACCCTCTTCTTCTTCAAGCTTAGCAACTTCAGTTTCGTTACCACTTGTTTCGGTTGATGTCTTGTTAGCCGAAGCAGATGGAGATTTTGGATGTTGCGTATCAGCAGTATTACCCTTTTCACCGCCGATACCGGATGAAGCTAACTTTTCTTCAACTTTACCTTCTTTAGTTTCGGTGTTTTCTTCTTCAACCATTTCTTTCTTGAGTTGGTCTGCGAACATTTCTTTCATGCTCTTAGCAAAATTTTCCTCAAGAAAAGTTTTTGCATTAGCAATTGCAGTTTCACGAACTGCCTTTGCGTCTGCGATGCTTTCCTTTAATAGATCGCTCATATTAATTTTACCTTTCTTATATTGTTTGTGAAGTTATTATAGAACTCCAAAGAAGATTGATTTTTTGTAGACATCAAATGATTGACGTATTTAATAAATAAATATAATTAAAATGCATAATATATTAAAAAAAATCATATTTATTGTATATGCCTGCTAAAAGTGAAAAACAAGCAAGACTATTCAGATTAGTACGTGGATTACAAAAAGGTGATATATCACCAAATAAAGTATCTCCACAAATTCTTAAAATGGCAAAAACAATCAAACCAACTAGTGTGAATCATTTTATCAAAATTAAAGAAATACTTCACAAATTAAAAGAAGGATACAAAGAAAGTGGATCTGAATATACTCTTAGTAAGGCAAAAGAAATCATTGATAAACCGTTTGACCAAGTATTAAGAGAAAATGTTGGTCTACCATTTAATCAAAAAGAATTATTAGTATTTCAATCCAAACAAAATGGATTTGCTGGGTTTGGAAAAACAAATTTTATACACAAAAGAAGCACCGGTGAAATCATCGCGGATATACATAGTAATGATTCTTCAAAAAAATTTGTCTTCAAAAAGTTAGCCAATAATCAAAATAAAGGTCTTTATAACTATGCTTGTTTTATCAGAATTATGTCAGATGATACAGATAAACCTGAAGATAAAGTGTTTTATACACTAAGTAATATTTTTGAAGATGATGAATCTGGGAAAACCAAAGTCTTATCAGACTTTATTGATAGAATTAACTCATATGGCCTATAATTATAATCCAAAATTTAAAAATTACATTGAATCACAAGATAGTAATTTGAAATTTATTATTAATAAAGATAGAGATAATCATGATTTTAACTATAGACCTACAACTATGAAAATGAAAAACTTTCTTAATGTAGAAACTGAAGATAATCCTAAATATAAAATAATGGATATCGATAATCCAAACGGATGGTCATTTAATGAACTTGATACATTAGGTCACATGGGGTTCAAAATGGATAATGACTATGATATGACCTGCGAAGTAGAGATTCCATCACTTGAAATGGAAAATGAAAAACAATTTGTTAAGATTTATAAAGAAGAAGACGGATATGTTTTAGAAACAACTCGTCGTTACGTATTTGAAAGTTTTAATAAACTATTGGAATTTATTGATAATATTCCAACAAAGATATTTTAATTAGGTTGGTCGATATCTCTTGAAGAAACAATGCTAACTGAATCAGGTCTACCTTGTACTTGATACGATTGAGGAGATTCCGTAATTGGATCCGCAATCTCAAAATAACGTTCTAGTTTCATACCGATTTCTTCATAAAGCATTTCAAGTTTGTGTTCTATTTCTTTAATCTTTTGTGATTCTTCGTAAAGTTTACCGGCCATCCTCTTTACTTCTTTCATATCACGTTCAACCATCTTAGCTTCCATCCAATCACCACACTCCTTTAGTGTGTAACGCTCGGCTAAATTAATCACATCAATAATTTTATGTGCTGTTTCATAAATAGATTCAGCCTTTAAGCTCTTGCGATATTCATTATAAGCTTTGATGGTTTCATATAGCTTTACTTTTTCTTCTTTTGTAAGAGGAGTATAAGCAACTTCGGTTGAATTCTCTACTAGATGTTTTAGCTTTATCATATGAATATAAATATTAGTTAAATTACAATTCGGAAAGAATATTATGAATTAATCTTTCTGCATTTGTATAAGGATTTACGATAATTTTATTATCTACACTTTCGTTGATTTTACCTTGTGGATACATGAATGCACCTTGTGTGCTTGGATTGCTTACAAAGTCAAAAGCAATTAAATCAAAATCATCTTGTACAATATCAGCACCTTCACGCATATCTTTCTTTACACTACCTAGACCACGACTACTAATACCCAATAGAATACCAGATTGTAATAGATCTTTTAAAATATTACCACTGGGTGTAGGAAGAATTTCTACAGTACCAACCAAATCTTTACCATCCCATCCCATGTCAACAATGTTATGGCTAACATTCTTTAAATTAACAACGGACGATTCTGGATGGTCAAGTTCGCCCATAGCACGACGTTGCTTTACAAAGTTTTCCATATACTTGTCAGCTTCACGTTTTAATACGTCTTCTGGATATAAACGACCATTTTGGTTCTTTGCGTCAGCACGTTGTAATACTCCACTAACTAATAATTTGCCGTCTTTTAAAGACTCATTTAATGAAGTTTTTTTAAATTTGAATGGTAATACATCAATTAATATTTGTTTCATATTAAGCAGTAGGTTGAGTTCCTGGTGGCTTTTCACCAGCGGTTTGTTTAGCAACTGCAGGCTCGTCAGATGTTACAACATTTGATGGTTGTGTAACAACTTGTTTATTTGGATCAACCAAAGCCTTTGATTTAGCAATTTGATATTGATCTTTAGGTTTCACATCTGCCTTTCCTAAAATTCTGATTTTAAATCCTGGTTTAATAAAGAACTTAGCAACTTTTTGTTTACTTTCTTCGCGACCCGTTATTACAATTACATATCTATCATAATAATAATCAATATTTACTCCTGTAACGTTGATTGTATAATCTGCTTCTGGTTGTTTATATCCCTTACTAGCACGCACAACTATCTTTTTATCCAAAATAGCATCTTGAATTTTTCTTTGTAAATTAGTCTTTAATTGTTCAGTACTATCCTTTAATTTTGAATCAAAATCTGTAAAATCGGTTTGTACATTATACGATTGAACATTTATATCTACATTTGATGTTTTTGGTTTTGTTGCGACTGGATTAGGTTGAGCTGTTGACGCAGCGGTTGCTGGTTCCGCAACTGGTTGACCTTCAACTTCATGTTGTAATTTATAAATTAAACCACCAACGCCTTCTTTACGTATTTTTTTGACAAGTTTAATAGCTTGTTCGGTCATTGGCAATTGACCTTGTTCATGACCTGCTAAACCAGGATCCAATTCAGGATCACCATGTTGTACTAAACCATTTTGATCTCTATAGGTAGATACTGGTTCAATATTTTGAGCAGGTGTTACATAAGCTGGTTCACTATACATTTGATTTTCCAACTTATAATTTTGACTTTTTTTAACTTTCTTAGTAGGTGTAAATCCGGCTTGATGTACAACGCTTGGTCTAGCACCTTTTCTATTAAAAGCAAATGGTGTAGTACCAATATCACCACCCATATGCGCTCCGCCTGTAGCAACGCCCATAGTGCCCGTTGTACTAGCCTCATTCTTCTTTAACTCGGCATCTACCTGATTTTCTATTTTTTCACGATAAATTTGAGCATATTTTTTTACAACTTCTCCAAACGAATCGCTAGACTTTTTAAGATGATTTTTCATTTTGAATCTTATTCAGTTCCTCAATTAATTCATATGCAGTTAAGAGTGATGTCAATTGGTTTTCTTTTACCAATCCATTTATGGTTTTATTTGAAAGTTGTGTAATAGTCTCGTTTAATTTAATCTTAATAATATCATTATTAACAATCTTAGATGAACTTTCTTTCAATATACCAGATACTCTTTTGTATTCAAGATTCACAAATTCAGTAAATTTATTTGTATTTGATACATTTGTGATATATTCTTTCAACAAACGTTTTTGGTCAGGTAGTAAATTACTATACTTTTTGTTGAAGTTTTCAATTAGGAACTTATAAGCAATCAAACGAACTTCAGCAGTTTGAGAACTATACAAATCAAGTGGTTGTGATTCATTCTTTTTTATCTTAGTCAAATTCTCAACAACATATTCTCTTGATTCGATTAATTCTTCCACCCCAAACTTTACCTCATTAACATTTTCATTTTCAAACAATTTATATATTGATGCATACAACTTATAATTTGGAATCTTATTCTTTAGGAACTCATCGATATTATACTTTTCTTTTATTTCTTTTACCAAATTATACTTTTGTTTATTTAATTCACGACTATTAATCTTAGAACGAGTCTGCAAAACAACATCTAAAATACGATCTGCCGATTCTGGATTCCTAGAAGATTGTGATGATATAAAGTTGTATAATTGGAACTCTTTACCCAACTCCTTTGACTCGTTGAAATAATTGAACATTAGATTTTTCGTGAATGTTTCATCACGTCCGGCAAGAATATCAGACGTTATTTGTCGGGTAAGTAATTCAAATAGCACTCCGCTATTTTTAAACTTAGAATGTTTCGCTTTCTTATGCATAAGTTCCAATTAAATATAAATATATGTAAAGATTAAAATTATTCGCTATTTATACTTTTCTTTTATTCTTTTATATTATTTTCGTCCATAAAAGATGGTTTTTTTACAGACTCTTTCAAAACTTCCTTGGTTTCGAAATCTTTTAACAAAACCGACAATGACTCTAGCGACAACGGTGATTTATTTTTATATTTGTGCGTTGGTGATAAATCGCTAACTCTCTTGTTTTCTAAATTACCAAATGGGTCTTCTCCGAATGGGTATTTACTAGCATCCTTTCTACCAGTTTGATCTCTTTTCTTTTCAGTTAATTTTGGAGTTTCACTTCCACCACCAGATGATTCTGGGGGTGTACCACCAGCCTCACTGCCAGACTCAGTTCCTCCAGTTTCGCCACTACCCGCATCTCCACCAGTATCAGTGCCTCCAGATTCTTCTCCCTTTGATTTTAAGAATGCTAAAGCTGGATCATTACCATCTTCTTCAATTTGTTTAAATCTATAAATTCCTTTAGCATCATCGATTAATTGTTTTTGTAAATTAATCATATCTTGCTCAGACATGCTAAATACGTTATCATAAATCCATTTTTTGCTGAACAATTTTTGTTCTTGCATGTCTTTGGCTACTTCTACTTTGCTTTTCCAAACATCAATCTTTTCCTTTTCAAAGATAGTAGATGGGTTTGTTAATTGTAAACTAAAGTCTACCAACGATTCATCTCTATATCCTTGACTATACAAATGAATTACCGCAATCTTGTTCAATTCACTAACAATAATACGTTGTACACGTTGAATTGTTCTAGCAAAACGAATATCTTCAGCCGCCAATGTAGCCTTACCAGATAATGATTCATCATACCCCAAGAATGCCTTTGGAATCTTAAGTGCTGACATCATCTTATTGCGTAGATATTCAATATCATCTGTACCTGTCCATTCTAGTCCAGGCAAATTATCAATACTTGTACCACTATCGCCACCACGAACTGGTAGGAAAAAGTCTTCAACCATGTTTTGAAGGTTAAAACGTAAATTATAGTCACCAGTTTGTTGATCCAAATATGGAGTCTTTTTCATTTGCGCAATAATTCGTTCCATGTGATTATCAACTTCATTTGGAGGAATATTACCAATATCGACTTTAAAAATACGTTTTTCTGGAGCACGCATGATGCGATGAATCAACATTGCATCTTCCATTAAACTCAATTGTTTCCAAACACGGCGAGCACCTTCTAACATACTCTTACCATAAGGTAAGAAGTTACTATCACTCAGTAAACGAAAGTGTGCAATTTGATAGTTCTCAAGATCTTCAATTTTATTACCATATGGAAGATTAACTTGAAACTTAACAAAATTCTTATTTTGTAGATGTGCATTTTCAATACGAGTAACATAATATGAACTAAGTGGTTCAACCATGTATACGCCATATTCTGGACTGATATGTAACCTTAAATAAAAATCGCCATACTTGACCATGCTACGAGTCCAAGACCAAAGATTAAACTCAATATTAAGAATATCATAAAATAAATTGTTTAATATTTGTTTGATATCATCATTCGAAGATTGAACAGAGATAATGTCACCCAATTCATTTTTACTTGTACATTCATCCGAATAAATGTCTAATGCAGATGCGAGAATTGGATCCATATCCATTGTATCATAATCGCGAAATAGTTCTACACGACTACTTTGATAGCTAAGATTAAAGTCACGGGTATATTGATTATATGCGGTAGTTCTAAGACGATTAAAACGATCTCTTAAACTATTACGATCTGTAGCATATTGAATTTCATCAGTGTCAATTACCTTTAATTTCTTACCACCAATATTACGTACAATAACATCATTACTAAAAAGACGTTTTAATCTTGCAAAAAGCGATCTATTCTTTAATTCTTGAAATGATTTATCAGTCATATCTTACCGCCATATATATAAGTATTTATAACAACCAAGTTAAACTTTCTTTTTTACTGTTTATATTAGCATTTGGGTTGAAATCCCACCCTTCTGTAGGAGAACCAAATGGTTTTGTTAATATAGGAGAATTATGAACGCTGGATACTTTACTAATGCCTGCTAACATTTGTCTATTGTAAGCAATCTGATCATTTCTAAGTCTAAGTGCAGTTTCACGTACCCATAATCCTATTCCCATAGACATTACCAAATCATCATTGTAGCCACGTAGTGCTTCTGCTTTTGGTCCATTCCAAATAAAAACATTCAACTCTTCATATAATCGTTTCGATTTAATAATTACTTGTTTTTGTCTAAAAAATAACTCCAAATTACTTACAACTAATGGTCTGTTTTTAGTAGTTGTAGTAAATCCAGCAACCATCTTTTTATCTTGTGCATGTAATTTGTTGCTATATGTTTTTTCCACATCCACAATTGTGAGATCACTTGAACTATAAAACGTATGAGGATAATTTCTGTCAATAATCTGTTGAAGTGTACCCCAACCAACGTTATTGTTTTCTACAACTAATAGTGCATTATTATATTCAGTAGCAATAGTTACTAATAGATTGCCATAATCTTTTGTAGTTAATTGCCCTTTATATTCTGCAACTTGTTCCATAGTATCAACATCTATAACATGAAAAGCGCTGAAATCTGCACCATCGCCTCTAGCACAATCAGCTGTCACTAAATAATTCTTGCTATAATTTGGGTAATCCCATATCCATAAATCTTGATTATTACCTCGCCTTTCTATAGGATCTTTTATGTATGTTTGTTTATAAAATTCCAATACATCAACACTAACTACTTGATTGCCTGATGTACTAAAATCACAATCACATTCTTGCGCAGCACCCTTTACACCTGATAATTCTGTCTGATTATCTCTCCACGATTGATCTCTTTCTGGATGTAAATGCCATGGCAATTTTATTGTTTTGAATCCTTTTTTACCAGACTTTTCGTTTTCTTCCGATTCAATCCATGTTTTATGAAAAAAGTTACCAACGCCGTTCGGTGTACTTAATATAATCGATCTACCACCAGTAGATAAAGTATATTGTGATGATAACCAAATTTCTTCTATACCATCAATAAACGCAGCTTCGTCTATAATTAACAATGATAATGCTGATGAACGACCTGCTGTGCCAGCCGATGAGACAGCTTTAATTTGTGATCCATTCTTTAATCTCAGTGACAATCTATTATCTTCCACACATGGCACTTTTAACCAACTAGGAAGATTATCATTAGCAAATCTTACCTTGGTAACGATTTCCTTTGCGGTTTCCTGTGTTATACTAATACATAAAATATTCTTATCATTATGGAATGTCATTAACCATAAACTATAAGCAGCAGTAAGAGTGCTAATACCCATCTGACGACTTTTAAGAACAATGTTCAATTGATTATCAACAAAGTCTTGTAATGCCTTCTCTTGAAATGGATACAATTCAAATCCAACTGTACCACGTATGGGATGTTGAATCTTTACATACTTCTTTATGAAGTATATAGGATTTTCAATACATTTTTTATATTCTTGCTTTATTATCTCTCTTAAGTTTTGCTGACTCATATTTTGTTTCTAATTCACTAATCTCAGCATCTATATTTTCTAATCTTTTTACTACGGCTGTTAAGTCTAACTCTATATTTTCACGGATTTTTGACATATCTGGCACTCCTTCCCAATGTTCTATAGATCCATCTTCTTCAAGAAATTCAACTGGTTTATTATGATTTTGGTCACACCAGTTTTTAGCCTCTTCAAATTTATTCTTATAATCCAACAATGCTGATTTTATATTCTTGAGTTCACGGATTTTGTTGAATGTATCCCAAATACCCAATTTTTTAAGATGAGTTTCTTCATTTATAAAACATTCATAACATAATCCAGACTTTGGCCATGTTCTATCATCCAAATAACTACCCCATCGAACATCCATATTGCAGTGTTTACAACGTTGTTCCACAACGATTGATGCTCGTTTTGAAACACGGCGTTTACTACCATTTTTCCAAATCCACTTCCGTCCCTGCCCATCCTCCCACTCATCACCTTCTTTGCGTTTACTATTTTCAAGATTAGAATCATAACCAACTTGCACGAATGGACGATTACCATCCACGTAATCTTTAATAATATCGAGATTGCTTTTACCTAATGCTCTTTTCATAACAAATATGTATTTATTTTATTTACCAAAACCACTTTGTAGTCCCCTAATAATGAAACTACCAGTTATTTTAAATGGCTTACTATGAATACTTGGATCTCTTACAACAATGCCTTCATGTTTTTCTAGATCACCAATTTCACTAGTAGCATTCTTGAGAATTTCATCGCCCAACTTGATTGTAGTAATATAAACAATAATATCATTAACTATCTTGTCTATGTCTTGACCCTCAAAATCTCGCGTAATATTTTTACTTGCAGCTGCTTTCTGAAATTGTTCACGGGTAATTAACGGTGTTTGAATAGTCACATTAGTCAACCAATCTTTCAAACTCTTGGTTACTGGTTTTCCTTGAGGATACAATGTAACTTTTTCGCCCAATGGTTTTGAAAGATTTGGACGAGTTTTGAATTTAGTATCAACACTTCCTAATACTTTAAATCCATATTTCTTAGCAACCAAATTCAACTTATTGATATAAGATTGCATTGCGGTTTTATCATAAGAAATTTCAGTAGCTACTCTTGATTTGACACTACCGTCTTTACCAAATGTCTTTGGCTTTATTTCTTTTAAACCATGAATTGCCAAAAAGTTACCAATGTCTTCGTATCCAAGAACGTTTGTTTGTCCTTCAACATATTCAATGTTCAACAAAATGTTTGGATTGTTCAATAACCCAAGAGCTTTCAATTCGTTTTGAGTTGTTGGTATAGCTTCATCAAATATTTGAATGACTCTGGTACCAATTTTAATGAACCCATGTTCTGAACCTGTTTCTTGATTTGGTAAAAATCTAGCACTTAGATCTTGTGGGCGCATTCCCTTAATGTCTAGTGGTTTCGCACTACCACGGTCCATCACAAATTCTCCATTGACTAAACGAATACTAGCATTGACACCATCAATCTTGACACTACCAGTTCCTTTCTCCAACGATGCGATTGACTTTTGAAAAACGTTTATAAATTCTTTTGCAGTAGATGTAAAATCAAATGGATGCTCCATATGACCACCAGCACCACCTTCTTTGAGAACTTCCGACAAAATATTACTTAGCTTTATCATGGTTTAATAAATGTTTTTTCAAATGTAGACACACCCTTCAAATAAGAACGAGCAGTTTCATCAAGCGCGTTATCTGTAAATTGCCAATTCCAAAATAATTGATCAGGCGTTTTAAATCCAAAAAATTCTAGAACATTTTTTTGAATTTCTGCTACATCTTTACCATTCCAATTTTGTCCCACAGCAATAAATCCGGCGTCAATATCTTTTACAATATTTTTTTCTCCTAGAGTTGAATGTCTATTTTCAATCCAAGTTAGTCTTTCTATAAGTTTTTGATAATAACTGTTAGCTTGACCCCATCTTATACTAGCAAAAAATACTACACAATCGCTTTCAAATAATTCTTTACTAATTTTCCATAATTCATCACTTTTATCATTGTAACTTGCCCAACAACGATGATATCCACTTGGATTCTGATCTTTGTTTTTTAATAAAGAACCAATCGTTCCACAATGATTACCACCAAACTCTTTGTTACTACTTACGTTACCTTCACATGGAACAATATGCAACTTAGTAGTGTCAATTAAGGTTACCTTTTCTTTGCCAAGTAATTCTTGAATTTTGATAGCTAGTTGGCTACTTTTTGGAACGTCTTCTTTGTGTTTGACCCATCTGTTGCTAGTGGTTAATAATAAAATTTTGTTTTTACTACGTAAATAATCTATGGTTTTCTTGTATTTTTTGGCATACAAGTCCATATCTTGCTCGCTAATTGGTAACTTAGCTTCTATTAGTAGGTCTGAAAGACTAATCATCGCTTATAAATATGTAAATTATAATAAAAATAATATATATAAACAAAAAACCCCCGGCTTTTTAGGGCCGGGGTTCTTGTTTAATTTATGCTTTATTCACCGAAACTAGCACCAGTTGGTAGAATGTTGAAGTCAAGGATAATGAATTCAGCAGTTCTAGCTGGTTGGATGAAGATTTGACCATAAAGGATATTTCTATCAATTAGGTCAGGTGTATTGTTTTGTTCATCCATCTTAACTTGATAAGCATAGATACCATTACGTTGTTGTACAGATTCTAAATATGGATTTACGATACTCAAGAATCTATTACGTGTAGCAGCTACGTTTTGTTCGAATACCAAGTATTTGCTTGAACTTGCGATAAACTTCTTCAAGTTAATCAACAAGCGACGAACATTGATACGATCCAAAGCGCTTGGAGCAATTTGTAGAGTCTTTTGACCCCACACACAGATACCTTGACCTGGAAAGGCTGCGATTGGATTTACACGACCTTCGTACAATTCATCACGTTCACTATGTGTAGTTCTATCCAGAACTTGTACAGCGATTGGAATACCACCACGATTTAGACCAGCAGGAGCATACCATTCAGCAGATGCATTATCGTTAGCAGCATAAACTGCTGGTAATACCACTGAAGGAGGTACACTAATAATCTTGTTGGTATTAGTATCTAGAATCTTTACCCATGGATAATATGTAGCAACATAGTTACTATCAATTGTAGCGACTGAGTTGACGGCGGCATCAATCAATCCGACAGTTTGGTTACTTGCTGGGAACACGACGTTATCCATGATATAGAAACAATCACCACGAGCTTCGCACATATCGATTGTAATTTCAGTTACGTAGCTGTGTTGTTCACGGAAGATGCCAGGCAATACAATCAAGTTGATATCAAATTCATCCGCATTACCTAGAGCAGCGATACATTGTTTGTATGCAATACTACCTGGACTATTGATATTTGTACAATCTAGACCTTGTGTATTACCAGCGGTAATATCACTTCCTAGAGCGATTGGAATTGATGGCCATTTACCATCAAATCCACCTTGGAATCCCACTAGGAACTTACGTAGTTTTACGTATGTAGATTCATTAACTGGATCATAGTTACTTGGAATACTACCACTCAGGGATGGATCTAGTAGTGAACCAGTACCATTTGCATAGAACTTGGCGTTTTGAGTACCTCGAGTCTTGTCTTCCAAGTCAAAGTCAATATTTATACCATTTACGCTACTTGGCAATGGTTTGAAATATTCGTCGGTATCGTTATATACACCAACATTTGCTGAAGAAGTTGGATACAAAGATACCAATTCATCGTCGGCTTGAGGTACGTCGTTGAATACTGTACCACAACTATATTTACCAGGCGCTAGAGACCAGATACTTGCTTTGCTATATCTGACCGGAGGAATAATATCTGCTAAAGTACCAGCGACTGGAGTAGAATATGATTCAAATCCATATGGTACAGATACTTCTGGATATAAACCATCAGCCATTTCAATTCTGATGAATTGACTCAAGTTAACATATGTACCAAATTCGATGATTTTACCAGCGAATGTGATGTATGCGTAACGATCACCAATTCTACGTGCAATGAAGTTTGCACTATCAGGATTTAAATTCAAGTTTTGATAAATTTCCAAATACTTTGGACGTTTATCTGTGTCACTATAAGCACGAACTGCAAGTGAGAATGAACCCCAATCACTACCTGGGACTGTACCAGCCAACTTAACGTTGCTGATTTCAATCTTGTATTTCTTGTTACTCAACGTACCATCACTTAGTGTATGTATCTTGAACAATTGATACTTGGTTGGTACTGCGGATTCATTTGCACTACCTCTAAATGGAGCAATCTTTTGTGAGTAGATCCATGGAGTATATGCATTAGTGATACTAAATTGACTATCACCCGCAGTAAGATTTGTGCTGTATTGGTCAACAAACTTTAATGGTTCACCAATTGCAAATCCAGCTTCTGGAGCTGTATTTGCTAGCAACTTCCAACCACCGCCTTCAGCACTTGGACGAGTCTTTTCAGCGACAAATCTTTGAATACTATCTTGGAACAACATGTAGTTGTAAGCAGCTTCTACTTTTTGACCAGCAACTTGTTTTGCTGGGTTACCAGCGGTTGGATCAAATCCAAATACATTTCCAACGAAATTATTATCACTCTCATTTAGGGTGAAGTCATAATAACCATATGTTCCTGCACTTGTGGTACCATCATCATTTGCGAAGCTATACTTTAAGATTAGTTGATATGCATTTTCATTTGGATTAATCAATCCCTTATATGGGAATACTGAACTTGTTAGTTGACTTAGTGTTGATGTATCAAAACCATATACTTCATATCTATTGTTGAATTGTGAAGAAGCATTTTGAGTATTATTCAATACTGCCAATACCATCTTGCTTCTTGCAGATGAATTTGGGTTACATGGATCACCACCAGATGTGTCTTGATTTGTGAATGTACCATCAAAATCACCATAAGCACCAGCTACTAGACCCAAGAATTGTAGACTTGATCCACAGGTGCTTGCACCTCTAATAGACTTGAAACTTGCACTATGTAGTGATAATGTACCATTTACATCAAATGTGGTTGTATCATAATCCAAACTTACCTTCGCACTTGAAGTCATAGATGCGGACAAATAAGCTACCGTTTCAGAGCTTTCATTAAATGCCGTAGCAATCTTAGTCTCGGGTGTTACGTTTTGGTTTTGTACACTAGAGGTCAAATAATAGTATCCAGCAAAAATTCCTGCTGTTGGCGTTGTACCGGTGATCTTTCTTAGCAAATATGTATTTGCGCCCGATGAATTGGTGGTGCTAACAGTACCCAGTGTTACTTGTTTACCCGCGTATAGTACTGATCCACTCAAAAATCCACCCGTACCATTATAATTACTATAATAAACCGCTGTTGCTGCTTTTGGTGCGAACTTACCACTTACAATACCATTTACTCTTAAACGTGATGTATCATGTCTGTATGTAAATACTGCGTCTGACTTTGAACTGCTAATACTAGCATTGCTAAAGTCTAAAGCGCAATCAGCTGGATATCTACCGAAGACTAATCCAAATGTAACATTATTACTATTCAATGTATAAGATTGAGTTAAATAATTATAATATGCACTAGGTAAAAACGAAGATGAGAATGCAATTGAATATTTGGTGGCACCTATAGAAGCAGATATATTTCCTGCTATTTTGTATTTTTGATAATCAAAGTTTGCTAGGACATATTCAGAAGATCCACCTGATGGTTGAACTTTGTATCCTTGTTGCACTACAGATGCGCTGAAGATATAAGAATTGTTCGTTGTAGTAATTTTAAACAATTTACCTTTACTACCAGACGATGCTAATGAGGCTGACAACGTATTACTATTTGCGATAGTTGGCCAACCAATTGATACTAGGAATTGTTGAATTTCCAAATTAGTAGCGCGGGTTACACTTAATGATGATGATATTCTACCAGTAGTACCAGCTAATCCTTTAATACCTGTTGTACTTGACTTAAGTTCTGATGAACTATATTCTAGAATTAAATTTGAAGAATAATTATCACTATCCAAAAACATGAATGATGCGGTAGTCAATGCACCCAAATCACTATTTCTGTTCCAATAACCTGGCTGAGCATAGATGACCAATGGGTTTTTTTGCCAGTATCCGGTCAAACCACCAACACGAACAACAGTTACCACACCTTGTTGTAACAAGTATTCTTTAGCGGTATATGGACCATAATATACCCCATCTGCTAATCCAAATCGTTGTTCAAGCTCCGCAACCTCTGTAATTCTGGCTGGGAAAAATGCGGGTCCGTCTGAAAACGGTGCTACTATAGCACCTCCGATATTGGCTACACCTTGGGCTAGCCCCGATAGATCATTTTCTCTAGTAAATACACCAGGACTTACTATATTTTGTACTGGTGAAAATCTCCCACCTTCTGTTATTGGCATAATTTAATCCTTTCAAATGTTATTTAATTTATAAATAGTGCCAAAAAAACTGAACACGTTACTATTTATATAACTTTTAAATTTTACCAACTAATTTTTTTATTATATCAATTGACGGAATTTTCTCCAACTCATTTTTTAGAAATGAGTATTTGAGGTTATATTTTTGTCTGGAGATTTCATAATTATCATAATTTTCATTAAAAAAAGTTAAATTTATACCATATTTGAAACGTGTGTTATTTACTTTATTAAATAAATCAATATACTTAGTCCACACGTTTGCTTCATCAATATTATCGGTCTTCAAGTTAAACATAAAATTGAAATCTGATATTTTAAAATTATACTCATCTATACATTCTACACCAGTATCCATATCAAACGCATATAATTTTATAGAATCAAATTCTAAAGGAATGAATTCTGGTTTTGTATACCAATATCCAAATTTTATATTTTCTGTGGAATAGTATTGATTTGTACTACTTTTCATTACATAGTGTAATGCATGGTTGATATATTTTTGGGGTACATTATAGAAGTTTAACCTCTGTACGGAAGTGATATAATCTATTTTAAAATAACCATTTTTAGAATTCATACTAATTTATAAATTTTATTGTTAATAATTAAAAGATCTACAGTACCTTCAGCCAAATGTTTTAGTGCGTGATTTGGTGAATTGATAATAGGCTCTCCATGACCATTAAAACTTGTATTCATTAAAACGGGTATTTTAGATCGATGATTATAAGCGGAAAGTATCTTATGAAATAGAGAATGTCTATATTTATTTACAACTTGTGGTCTAGCTGTATTATCATAAAAATTTATAACCGCCGGTATTTTATTGGCCCATTGTTCTTTTACGGTATAACATAAAGTCATAAACTCTGCAGTTCTTTTAGATTTATATACATAGCATACATCCTCAATGTATTCTTCCATGACTATAGGTGCGAATGGCATAATATCGTCACGTTTTAATCTTTCATTTATATATGCATGAGTTTCTTTTCTGGTTGGCTCTACAACAATAGAACGTGAACCTAAAGCTCTTGGACCATATTCTGTAGCACCATCAAATATACCAATAACTTTACCATCAACCAGATAGTCTCCAATTTTATTAAAATCTAAATCTTCGGATGCTAGTGTCTTTCCAAAATTGGATTGGAAATTATCAATATCAATTTGTGTGTCTTGATATGATGTTTTATTACCAAGAAATACATTATCAATTCTTCTATTTGTAAACACACCCAATTCTACAGCATATGCAATTGCTGATCCAAGAGATAATCCTTCATCATTCATAGCAGGATATACCCACATCTCTTTAAATGGTAATAATTCGTTTATCTTTTGGTTGATTTTAACATTTGCAAAAATACCACCTGCTAAACATAGATTATCAAATGGTCCATACTCATCGTAATATTTCTTTATAAAATTAAGAATAGTAATTTCGCTGATATATTGTAGATTGTATGCTAAATCTCTTTTTAGATTCAAAGCATCTTCTTTTGATAGTGTTTTCAACAATGTGGTGTACTTTTCCTGAATCATACACGATGCTTTTAACATATCGTTTTGCACAAAGAAATTCAATGTATCAAATATCTTTTGATTGAATTTTCCCTGCGCAGCAAGACCCATAATCTTACCCTCGTCTTTAATAGGAGTAAGACCAAATATCAAACACATCAAAAACCAAAGATTAGCAACGCTTCCATTTTTAACACGTTCACCAATTTCAATTAGTTTACCATTTTTAACAATATAACATGCAGTTTGACTATCGTTTTTTGCCTTCCACGGATTATAACGATCATAATTTTCTTTATTCAATATTGTCCAATCATCATCGCCACAATCGCCACCATCATATGCAACGATTAATGTATTTTCGTTAAAGCCGGATGTATAATAAGCACCGCATGCGTGTGCATATTCGTGTCCAATAGTTCTAAGTTCTCTGTTATTTACAATATCACGCAAAAATTTATGTTCTGTAGCTATAGGTTTAGCACAAGCAAATTTTACGTTTGGATCGTTAATATCAAAATTAAAGTTTTTTTGTAAAGCATCTAGACTATTGATTGGGAATATACAACCTGCGTGTGCTGATTTAACTCTTGTGAATCTTTCTTCGGAATAACAAGCTAATATTTGATTATTCTCAATTAAAGCAACGCCAACATCATGTGGTCCTATGTAGCTACCTACTATTTTCATAAATTATTATCTTTAATTAGACGATCAATTGTTTCTATAACCATTTGTGGGGTGATAGATTTTGTACATTCAAATATTTCCTTTTTCTCGGACTTCGGACACCACATCCAATTACCCCTATCAAAATAATTATCATTCCAACAACCAGTACATACATTTTTATTTTGCACACGATATGGAGTTTCAAACTCTGTATAATCATATGAAAATCCACTAATCAATATGGTTGGCTTTTCTAATGCCCATGACAACCACGATAATCCCGATGGTAAACCTATAAAAAATGAGCTGTGATATATTTGATTCATACGATCACTTAATGGATGATCACCTGTTAAATCAATAGCATTTTGAGGTATAACATTCATATTGTCGCCATTACCCCAACTATAATTTTTATCTATACAAACAACATCAAATCCTTTAGTCTTCAAGTATTCGATAACAATTTCCCAACCTCCTTTGTGATTCCAATACTTACATTGTGATGTACTTTGTGTAGCAATAGTCACGGTAGGTTTTGTAAATGTCGAAGGCTTTAATGGAAAATCTAACAAAGGTCTTTCTGGAACATATGACAAACCTAGATAATCGGAAACTATCTTTTGTAGAGGCTCTTTTCTTATATCAGTCTTACATCTATTGGTATTGATGGTTTTATCATCCACATACCAGCCTGGTTTATATGTAGCAAACATTTCTGGACCGGATTCATCCATATTCAAAAATTTGATATTCTTATATTTCTTTTCGAAAAATGGACGTAGATTTGGAATCTTTACGTACAAATTACACTTATGTTTTACTCTGAATTGTTCAGTTATAGGCATCCAACACAACTGATCACCCAACGCTGGTGTATCAAATTGAATCAAAACATTTCTATCTGTCAAATCTAAATCGTAATCTAGTAAAGTCTTGCCTGTTAAATTGCTTTTTACTGAAATATTAAATGGAATATAATATGCAAAGTCACATCTTCCCCACCAACCATCTTTGAGAGTTGTGTTATATAGAACTTGATCGGTTACCCTGTTTTTAAATACCACATCAAACGATTCATCTTTATTAACACAATTTGTTATTTCTATACACGCATTATCATTGAATGAATAGTTTATATTAGCTGTAATGGTTGCTTGATTAGTATTCTTATCCAATGTGTCGTATATGTTGACAAATTTATTTGCAAATAACTTATCAATATATTCATCGTATAGTTCTATTAACTGATCTGATCTCTTATCATAAGAATTATTTTTTGCAGCTTTTAATGCCTCTGTATGATAGCGTTCATAATTGCTAATAACTTTTCCAATAGCATCTTTGATTTGTTTGGTATTTCTATCAACCACAATCATACCTTCGTATTTTTTGTCTTCAAATGTTCCTACTACAGGAAGACCACAAGCCATAGCTTCCAACAAAGTTAGATTTGGATGACCGGCTTCCAGTTCTGATGCGTGTATAAAAACATCATGGTTGTTATATAACTCTATCAATCCATTTTCATCCAGATCAAATACTTTTGTCAGCTTTTCATAATTGTTTAATGACGACTCCAATGTTTCAAAAAATTTCCTGTTGTTACTTGGACCGGCGATTGTGATAGGTAGGTTTAATTCTTTAGCCGCCTGTATTGCAAACTTAAAACCTTTTCTATCGGCTGATTGATTGTTCGCATAACCATTATTAGCTACACATAATAGTTTATAGTTTTCTCTATTATAGTTTTTGTATTTAAAAGTATCTGTATTAACAGCATGCGAAAAATATCTTAATTTTTTACTACCAAAGTAGTCAACTAGATATTTTGCAGGACATGTTGATATAATACTATTTTCTATAGCCTTTAAATTCTCTTTAAATACTGGAGAATCTTTACCATAAAGATAAGCATGATGATCGTGTAAAGTAAAGATGTATGGAATACCACGTTTATGACATTCATTTGCTAAATTAGCGACATGTACGTGAACAATAGTATTGTCATTATACTTTATATCGTCCAAAAATTTGATCTCACATTCCAATCCTTTTTTGTTTAATTGAAGATAATAATCCCAAATTATTTTTTCTATAGCACCCCAACCATTAGGAGGAATAGGCAATAAACCCAAATGTACTTGTATTACTTTCATGATTATTTAGCTGTGAAATGTCCGTTATTCTGCAAATCCTCTAGTTTAGAAAACACCTGTACTACTTCTTTTACCATGTTTTTGTTTTCAGAGTCGTACAAAGCGTTTACTACTTTATACACGTTGTTTGGTTCAAAATCAACCTCAATATGCCACCAACCTTTGGTTTGTATTTCATTTTGTGATTCTCGTATCAACACATCATTCTTGTAAACAGATATTCTATTGTATTTTTTATCTATTTTGTTATTGAAACTACTCAAACAAACAAACTTAGAAGTATTAGTCATTGGCAAAACTGACAAATATTCACACATAGAAAACATATTGATTTCACTATTACTAAAGAATGACTCTTCGTTGTTGTTAGTATCTATGTATAGATCTTTTTTATGATCCAACACTCTGTTATAATAGAATTGTTCTAAACCATTTGATATATTCTTCTCTTTAACAAACATCTCATATGATATAGGTGTGAAATACTCAAAATGATCCAGATAAAAATCCGTGTTAATAGCATGAAATACCGTTTTGATTGTATCTCCTTCAAGTGCTTTATCATAGAAAAAGAAACCTTTCTTGGTCTTCAATAAATTCTTAATAAAATCTAATTTATTAAAATCTTTTTCGTTTACAACCACATCGTAGTTAAAAGCAAATACATTCTTGTATCCCAATTTATTTGCGAGTGATATACCATTGTAATAATTTAATGCGACACCCAACCCATGATATATGTTCGCACCACATGATGGTAAGTGTACTCTTATATCGTGATATTGATTAACCAACGACCAATTCGCATAAAAATTGTGTATTATAGACGGATTGTTTTTATCATATATACAATAATCCACCAACGATTGTAACTCTTGACTGACTGGATAATGTGATGTTAATATTACTTTATACCCTGCCTTCTGAATCTGTTGAATGGCTTTTATTGTAGTATCTTCTACTATCTTATAATTTGGATGTGTAGAAATAACCGCAATAAATTCTTTATCATCAACTCGTTCACTTGTTTTAACGCCTATCAATTTATTACGAATCAAATCTACATTATTATTAAAACTAGATTCATCAAGATAAGAAATATTATCATAACATGAATATCTATTCAAATAGACTGGTAGATTATAAAACAAACTTGGTATATTATATGAAATAGCTTCTTTAATTACAATTGGCGCGGTTTCTTTATCGTTTGCATGACCACGACTTGTAAACAAAAATAAATCCATACAACTATAAAAATTATGTACGTCTTTTCGTTCACCCCAAACCTTTACATTTTTAGGTAAATCATTTAATAATGGTTCCCAATATGATCTAAAGTTATCGGCCATATTACCAATACAATGAAACTGAACATTTTCATTTTCCATCGCACGTGCATATTCGATAAACTCTTTTTGATTTTTTCTTGGTGTGAATAGACCTACATGCATAACATGTTTTTTACTAGGATCTAAACCCAATTCTTTTAATCCATCATTACGATTCTTACGAGTTCTTACTTCAACTGGATATTCAATAACATCCGATTTAACAGGTAATTTTTTAACATTTTGTTTCTGGAAGTTACTTACAAACAAAAATTGATCAGGCAAAACTCTCTTATTATCTGAATTAAAACTACTATCGTGTGATGTTTCTACTATAAAATAGTTTCGATCTTTATCATAAATTCTGGATGATATAGATAGATCCATAAAATACTCAGGCATTTCTTCAAAGTGAATAATATTCGGTTTTATTTTACTTATCAAATTTATGATATCTTCCTTGTTATCATATAAAGTATAAAACTTGTTTTTACATATATTTTTAATCTGGTCTCGTTGTACGATAAACTTTCCACCTGTTACGTCCGCATATTCAATACAATATACGTCGTATATATCAATCAGACACTTTATCTTCTTTAAAAGAAATTGAGGAAGACCACCGGTGGACAAATGTGGAGCGATAAATAACAATTTTTTCATATTCACTTAATGAAGAATATAGTACCCATATTCTGAGACAATACATAATCTTTGTCGGTCAAAAAATACATTTTATAATTTAAATTGGTCAATCTAGATATTAACATGTTGAGTCTTTCGTCTTTATTATGAAATTCTAAAAAGATAGTATGACAATTTTTAATAAAATCATCGGACGTTGATTCAAAAAAGTCATACTCAGCGCCTTCAATATCCACTTTAAGATATGTTGGGTACTGGAGATTATTAACTTTAGCAAACACTTCAAGATGAATGCCGTCAACAGAACATAAATTTTTATCTTTATTTATGATAGAACATGCAACTGATCCTTGACTTAATCCACCCTCTAGATTACCAAAATTTAGTGATTCAAATGTTTTATAAATGGCTTTTTTATATGTAGATACATTTTTACCATATACATCACAATTATACTTTAGATAATCATATATCAATGGGTTTGGTTCGAATGCATATATGTTTTTAGTATCATAGTTTGAACACATTAAAGAAAAAGCGCCTATGTTAGCACCCAAATCGTAGACTACATCACCATCTTTAACATTACAGAGTTTTTTAAAAGATTCATCGTAGAAAAATGTTTGATATGGCGGATACGTTATATCAATATCATTAGATTTCAACTTTATATTTAATCCAGTATTTTTAAATCTATAGTATTTGGTACAAATTGGTTTAGAGTTTTCATTAAAAAACTCCATGATGATACCGGGATGACATTCCAACTTTGTTATATTTATGGGCCAACTATAACTCCATACATTATGATTGGGGCCCATTTGAACATGAAGCAAGTTGTTAGTTAAATTTGTATCAATACTTTTAAGTATGACAAAAAAATTAACAGATGTATCAAAATTTTTATGAAAATGACACTCTCCATTTTGGTTAATTGTGAAACTTAAGTTTACATCACCAATAATGAGAGAATCTGATATTTCCATATTATTTATATACTACTTTACTAAACCCATTTTCTTTTTTTATTTCAATTTGGCTATCAACCATATCACGCATCTGATCCAAGTGACTGATTACCCAAATAAAATCGAATTGATGTTTCAAGTAATTAAATAAAGCACCCATCTGACCCAAATGATCGCTGTCAGCACATCCGAATCCTTCGTCGATACAAATAATGTTTGGTCTTGGTAGATTACTAATATTAATCAAAGCTACTCTGATTGCAAGTCCACTTACAAATTTTTCCATACCACTTGCCATTTCAAGAGGCCATTGTCTATCATCATAAACGATATTGGTACTAATATTTTTACCATCAGTTTGCAATGATACACTAAATTCTACTAACTGATGAAGAATATTATTAACTTCCTTCTCAATTTCAGGTAGAGTCTTGGTAATAATTTCATATGGAATACCATCACGACTGATAATATTGGTATAGAATTTATAAGCTTCATAAGAATCTTCTAGTTCTTTTACCTTGTAGAACTGGTCGGTTGTATTTTTATATTGTAGTTCTAATCTACCCTTTTCTCCAGATGTAGTAAATAATTTGTTATTTAATGTTTTAATCTGAGATTCATAATTTTTAACCAACAACTTTACTGATTCGATTTCCGTGACCAATTTACTATTGTTTTCAATAATATCTTTATTTTTGTAAAAGGTTTCAATTTTTTGATTGACTTCTTTTAAATTATTTTTCAACATAATCGTCAAATTTTCATCTCTCAATATCGAGGTAGACAATACTTCTTTGCTTTTTTCTAGTTTGATTTTTTCATTATTGAGTTTTTGACATTCTTTATAACGAATATCAATATCTCCAAATGAATCCATTTTTGTCTTAATGTTATTATATTCATCAACTAAAGTTTTACCCTTATTCTTATCAAGTTCAATCTCTTCCTTAGTTTTAATAGCATCTTTTACAAAAACATTGTTTACGCAATAAATACAATTAGGATCGTATTTGTGATCTTCAAGTTTCTTCAATTTATCAATTTTATTTTTTACAATCAACTTGAGTTTATCAATTTCAGCTGACTTTTTAGATTCCGTATCCTTTAAAATTTTATATTGATCATAATCAGATTCTATATTATCGCAACTCTTTAAAGAAGAAGTTAATATTGACAAATTACTTTCAACATCTGATAATTTGTTTTTCTTTTCTGCAATATCTGATTCAGATGTTGAAATCTTATTGTCTAATGCGGACTTTTCTGATTCAAGTTCTACTATATCAAAATCAAATGATGTAGTTTTAATGACATTATTAGATAACTCTAGTAATTTGTTATTAGATTCTTCTCGTTTTTGATCCAAATCCTTAATATTAATATTATATTGTTCAATAAGTTTATTATTTGAATCAATACTTCCAGATATGCTTTGTAGAGACTCTACAAGTTGGTCCTTGCTAATATTTTTTAGAAGTGTATTGGTCTCTTTGAAACGATCATTAGCGATTGTATATAGCTGATCAAAGATAGTCAATCCCATGAATTGGCACAACAAATCTTTACGTTCAGTCTGTCCAAGATCAATAAACGATCCAGCCTTACTATTTTGAATACTTAATACTGTTAGAATAAAATCGTCATATGTGCCAACATAATCACGTATAATATCATTTGTACTACGACGAGCTTCTCCATTTAGAGGCACTTCTGTTCCATTCTCTTTCTTATAAAACTTAACATCGACTTTTATGGTACCTTTTTTATCAGCCTTACCTTCACGTTCAATATAATAATCAACGCCATTTACCTCAAAATTAAATTTACACTTGAAACCCATTTTCTGGGTGTTCAATACATGACTTGCTTTAAATCCCTTACTGAATTTATCAAACACACAAAATGCTAGAGCATCCATGATGCTAGATTTACCACTCGCGTTTGGTGCAAATAACCCAATTGCACCCTTAAGCTTGGTAAAATCAATATAATTGTTTTCACCATAACTAAACATATTATCAAATTCAAAAGTCTTTGGTTTCCATCGAATATTTTTTGGAGTCTTATCCTTTGAAATTTCACCATTAAGAGATTTATTTAGTGATTTTATTTTTTCAATCAAATTCTTATCAATTTTCTTTGCGATAAGATTATCTTCAATAAGTTTGTTTTGATAATCTACATTAAAGATGTTATGAATATCAAATATTTGACCTGACTTTAAGGTCATATCCATTATCTGATCATCTTTTCTAATAAAGGTACTTTCAATGATGTCACACTTTTCCTTCAAGTCATTCATGACCTCTTTAACTTGTGATGGAATCGATTCATAACACAAGGTTCTAATTCTAGCCTTCTTTGGAATATCACTGATATCAGTTACTAACTTACCCTTGTTAATTTCAATGGTATAAAATCCGTAATTGTTTTGTAAATCATAATGTTTAAACACTCTACGTTTCAAATCCCACAATAAAAACCCATGTCCTTTAATGTCTTCACCATGATTCTGTTGAATCATAGATCCAGCATATACTATAAGCGGTTTAATTTCCATTTCATCATACTCTTGTAGAATTTGATGTTTGTGGATATCACCCAACATTGCAATATGATGACCATCAAATAGTTGATTGGTTATAGATCTACTACTAACAGTATACCCAACGTCAGTTATAGCGTTATTTACTGGTCCATGAAACAAAGCTATATGATGATCTGTTTCATTCTTATGTTTTGTTGGAATATTTTGATACTTTATATACTTCTCGACATCATCAAACACACTAAAGTTATTAAATAGAATGTTTTCATAACGATATATGTCTGTGTTTTTTAGATAATATAGATTATCATGATTAAGTGCTTCTACGATTGGAGTCAAACAATCCAAACGTGATTTATTTGCTAATGTAGCATCGTGATTTCCAGCGGTTAAAATCGTTGGAACACGATCTGCGCAGTACTTTAGAAAGTCACTTCCAATTTTAACACATTCTGGACTCAAATCTGATTTATTATGAAATACATCGCCAGCAATAACCAACACAGGTTTTGCAACACTATTAAGTTTGTCAAGAGATAAATAAAATTTTTCAAAAACAGAAGTATATTCTTCGTGCCGCTTAGTTAAGCGAATATGAATATCTGCAATATGCACTATATTATCTACTTTTTGATCTGTGTTTTTTAATACTATCATAATATATTTTTGATCTTTAAGCTATAAAAGTCACTCTCTGTTAGTTTATCACAGCTATCGATTATTTTCCAAGTTTTTTTATGGCCAATTTCATTTGGATCTTTTTCGTCTAATCTAACCAAATATGTGTTTATATTATTTTGAATTAAAAATTCACATATTCTGAAACTTGAGTTTAAAGCATCATTGTCCAGCAATACATTTACCCTTGGTGGTTTATTAGTAAGTAATTTCATTTTTAACTTATTGGATAAAGTCTTGCCAAACAATGGTACCACGTTGTATTTGACTGCAAACGCATCAAACACACCTTCTACTAAAGTGATTGGTTTACTGAAATCTGTAAACAATTCAAATCCGACAATATCTTTTGTCGATTCACATAATCGATATTTCATCCTTCCATCACAAAAATCTCTACCACAATAAAAATTTAAATTGCCATATGCATCATAAGATGGTACAATAATTCTATTTCTAAATTCACCAGAAGTACAATATCCAATATTGTATCTTACGATTTCATAGATAGATAAACCACGTTTGAAGCAATAAGATAATGCGTGTTTATACTCAATATTATCGCTTGGTTTGTATAAAGGTTTAAACCCATCTGGTAACATTAATTTAATCTCTGACTTTTTGTTGAGGTCAATCTTGATTTTATGTTTACAGAGAAGATCAAAATATTCTTTTGGTGCTCCAATCTTTTTTAGAAGAGTGCCAAAACTCTTACCACTAAAATTACAGACCCAACAGTGATAAAAACCAGTATTGGTATTGATATTTAACTTTCTTTTATAGTGTTTACAATTAGGACAGAAAAATAATACTTCGTTACCACCCTTTTGAATTGATGGTTTATGCTTAAATAACTTTGTAAGTGTATCTATTACCGAAATTTCTATCATAACACGTCATTCGAATGATATGATTTATTTTTCAAACTTCAAGTTTTTTTATATAGAGCGCAAACGATGCTATCATACATGTCACCATTTTTCTCATCCCAGTTGCCCTTTTTATTTAACATTACAAATTTTGTAATATCTGGAATAAGTCGTTCCAATTCCACTTTGACAAAATCTTTAGATTTAACTCCCTTGATTCTACATTTACCAAACAATTGTTTACGCATAGTATTAACAGAAAGAAGATTTACTTTTAACTTGAAGTGTTGTTCAATTATATACGCAAAAACGGCGTTATGTCTAGCTAAAGTTATGATTGTTTGTTGACTGGTGAATCCGCCGGCATATCCACTAAGAGCTGCTTCTAAGTTAATATATTCAACAGATTTTATTAACTTATTCTTCTCTAATACACTTATTACGTGATATGTCTTTTCTTTTGTGGTTTCAAACTTTTTTGTATCAATAAAACCAGCATCAATAATAACGCAATTATCACTAAATGCCCATCCTGTAACGGATGTAGATGAATCTAATCCTAATATAACCATTTACAATACATATCAACGATTTATCTGAGCATTACCATATTTTGTGTTTGTAAAGCCTTTTAAATAAATAGATTGTTGTAATGATTTTTCTCCGCTAGCATCTTTAAATTCTGTCTTACCTTGGGCCATTTTAATTTTAAAACCTTTAGTCGTGGTGTATTTTGTATCAAATGTACTACCTCCCAAAGAAATTTCATTGGATCCATCGGTCTTAACATTTTGCTTTACATTAAACGCACCACCAGCCTTTTGGGTACTATATCTATCAGCCAAGCTAATTTTGTTGGATTCACGATCAATTGTCTTACTATCAGATGATGTTGCCATATGTTATGTCCTTATTATAATAATAAATATTGTTAAGTATCCCATTTAACAGCAATATTAATAGGTAATTGTCCAGAATTTTTAATTGGCTGAGCGAGTTTAGCAATAGCTACTAAATCAGCACCATTATACAAACCTACTTGTGTTATATAAGGAGCCAAATAAGATCCTGTTGGATCTATTGAAGAACTATATGAGAACTCAAAAAATTCTGGTTTAATATAATTCTTATTACCTTTACCAGTATTGGTATCTAAAAACTTAATTAAACCATCGTATGTATTTCTCCTACTAGTTGGATTTATATAATTCTTGTAATTCTGATAAGTTAGATTATTAATAAAGTATTTCCATATTGCAATACCATCTTGGAAATCAACTTTACCATCGCCATTAACATCAAAATTCTTAGTTGCCAAAACACACTTCAACGGATATGTTAATCTATTTTCTTGATATTTTGATCCTGGTAATATGCCCGCACCAATTGTAAATGGATTGTTTATATCATATGAAGCTGAATAAAATGACAATATACTAATTTCGGTATCCCCCGACACCATATTCGTCCACCACTCTTCACTTCTGGGCGATGTAATATTGTAGTTTATATATCTAAGGATTAAATCTAAATTATTAAAATCAAAGGCAACTTTATCAACAATTCCATAATTTATAAGACTTCCAGTTATAGCAGTTGGATTAGTCGAAATATTAAATTCTCCAGGTTCTAACGTACAAATATATTGTTTTTCATGCAATTGAACCAAACTTTCGTAATCCATGTAGATAAAAGGCAGGTTTGTATCAATTGCATTTCTACCAATCAAATTTAAACCACTACCAGTGTTATTTATAACAACTCTATTATTATTATAAAATACATTACCTACGTTAAAATTAGTTTGAAGATCGCTCAAATTATAAACATAAGCATTACCTTCAATAGTGGTATAGGGTGTGGTTTCCTCACACAATGCTACATATATGGGATTTCCAGCGCATGTTGTAACTGATTGTTCTATTTGAAAATATACAACACTTGAAGTTACATCACATCCTTCTTCATAATAAGATGATGTAAGTACATAATTTGGGTCTGATATACTACCGGATTCGGTTATATATGGAACATCCAAATAATAATCTCTTAGTAATGGTATAGGAGAACCAACTGCTATATTATTTCCATATATAGAAACAGCAGCTCCATATGCAGAGAATGGACTATTTTCACTTTCTTTTCTTTTTGAGATAGGATAACTAGTCATCTTTATAATCTTGGATCCTGTAACTTGGTAGTATAAAACTTGTCCTAAAAACGTTGATGCACCAAAGTCATTTTCATTAGCTATATTTTTGTAAAAATTTAAAGATGATGATAAGAACACTGATGAAAATGGAAAATACCTTTTTGGTGATCCAACAATTATATTGTTATTATTCGTGGATACTGAATAACCCAAAAAGTTATCTTTAAATGTATTTTCATCACCATATAGTTTTGTTAATAACAAATAACTACCTGATGGCGTTGAATTACATAGATCAGTTGAATATACATAAAAAGCACCTCTTTGTCTTTGAATTGTAGATCCAGAATATTCATAATAAACTAAATCATTAGGAGCTCCAACAACAATTATTCTGTCGTGTATTGAAACTGAGCGACCATAATTTGAATTTTTGAGAGATACTGGGTACCAATTAAATAAACTATTCTCAACAGAAAGTGATCCGGTAACTTGTGAGAAATATTGTTTTAATCCCCAACCACCAGATGATGATTGATACAAATATACATTTGAATGTGATAACTGATTACTTCCAATCACAATTTTGTCTTGGTATTTTTTGTCAATAGATACTGAATATCCAAATCCATATTGAGATGGAAATTGAGTAACATTTGGAGTTAGAGTCGCTTCCAACTTATATTTAGAAGCTGAAAATTGGTATACATAAACCTTACCACGGCCATTGTTTTCTTTAGGAGACCCAACCGCTAAGTATTTGTTTGTTATACTAACGGACGTACCAAACGAATTTGATCCCGTTAATGTAATAAATGGAGTATTAGTGTATATTTGAGTATTTAAATTTTCAACTGCACATGTTTCGTCGTTTATTAAACTACCATTTATAATATTATAGTTTGAATCAATTATATAAACGTCAACATAAGATCCTGTTATCGTAACACAATTACAATTACCAGATGTTACGCTAGCAGAAAGTACGCTATTACCTATTGCCAAAAAATAGTCCGATAAATCTATAGATTCACCAAATCTAGTACTATTGATAGTTTTGCCATGCAAACTTTTAGTAAAACTAAATGAGGCTGAATAGTTTGAATTGAAGTTATTTTTTTTAATTAAAACTACCTCACCATGTCTATAAAATCCTTCGGCTAGATTATAATCATGGGTAGGCGGATTTCCAACAGCTACATAGTTATCATTTGTAGCCACGGATGTTCCATATCTTTCGTTATATATGTTCGTAAGACTCATAAATTAAAGACATTCTCTAGAATGTTCTCTTTTAGATCACAAATTAATACTAAACTCGACATCGTAATATAAATATTTAAGGTAACCAACTATAATTGGTTTTATCTATATATATTTTTAAATATACTATACATATGATATTAGATCAATTTGATGCATCTTGGAAAGCTTGGATATGGACCGTTATTTCAAATGGAGTGACAAAGGAAGATGTTTTCAATGTTTTATTGAACCACGGATTTCAATATGATCTAATCCAAAAAGAACTGGATGTATATCCCCAAAATAAAAAAATCACAGATCGTAGACTTACTCAGTCCACATTAAATATGGACAAAGATGTAGATTTGGGAATACTATATAAACCTTTGGCTGATAACCCAAAGGTATTTAGAATAGAAACCAACAACTTAGAAATATACCGAGTTTATAACTTCTTAGCCAATCAAGAATGTGATTCTTTAATAGAGGAACTGGGTAGCAATTTTGCACCATCGACCATCACAAATCCAAATGCGAACAAATATGAAAGAACAAGTTCAACATGCAACATGATGTTGAACAACAAACTTTTTGGTGATATAAACCAAAAAATTCATGACTTTATACAAATACCACTAGAACTAGGTGAAGTTCCGCAGGGACAAAAATATCTTGTTGGTCAAGAATTCAAACCCCACACAGATTACTTTCATCTCAACGAAGAGTATAATAAGAAATATGTAGAATCAAAAGGTCAACGCACATGGACATTTATGATTTATTTAAACGATGTGGAAGAAGGTGGTAGTACTAAATTTCCAAAGATTGATAAAGAATTCTTTCCATCTAAAGGAGACGCTTTAATTTGGAAAAACATTCTATCGGATAATACAGGAAACTTCAACTCGCTTCATTGTGGTATGCCTGTAATAAAAGGAGAAAAAATTATAATAACAAAGTGGTTTAGAGAACGTTAAATTCTACTCCAGTGTAAAAACATTTGAATTACATACTCATCGTCCGCACAGGTTAAATCTTCCCTCCAATGATTCATTTCAGTACCATGTATCAACAATCCATCTTTACGATTAATGTTACATCTAATCTCTTTTCCCAATTTATCAACCGCAATCAATGGCCATTCACTTTTTAAATTGGAAAACAAGGTGACCGACATTGTATAGTCTAATCCTGGTCTATCAACATGTGGCTTCAATGTACTTCCATTATAATATATTCTAGCGTATGTATTTGATGGTTTAATTTTCAAACTCAGTACATCGGATATCGGAAGTGTCAATTTTTGAAGAAACTCTTCCATCTCGGCAATTCCACCCTGACCATACGAATTTTTATACATATCAGCATTTGATATATTTTCAAATGCTAATTTATTCTTTTCTTTTAAATCTAACATTATACTTGTAAATTTATTACACAAATCTTCTGAAATGATGTTTTCTAAATAAGCAAACCCATATTCATTAAAAAAATCAACAGACATTTCTGTATTTATATTCATAAAACTTTTATTCTATCTTTTAAATGTATATACGATTCAATTTTACCAGCATCACATCCATCTGCCCATTTGCCAGTCATAACATGTTTTATATAAACATCTTTTGAAGACCATTCAACCGTGTTATGTACAGGATTAAAAACAGATTTTGGTAATTTATGAAACTTCTCAGATATTTTTGTTAAAAAAATATCCGACGTAAGACTTAATATAATATTACCTACAGATGAGAATTTTTTAGGATCAGCAAGAGCTTGTTTTAAATCGTTTATTAACGTAGAAGTTTCGGCAATAATTTTTGCAGCATTTACTACATCAATCCAGGTGTCATTATTTTTATCTGATACCATGAAACAACTTTGTAATCCGTCTTTTAAGTAGTTAGATTCTAGTATACTTATACCATTTGGTTGTAAAGCATCATAAAAATTTTTAACAACAAATATATCCATATCAGAAAATATACCGCCATATTTGTGTAATATTAAAAATCTAGTAAAATCTATTTTACACAAAATATGTGGATATGAATTATATAATTCAACATACTGTGGGTAGTTAGTTTTAACAAATTCATCTATATCAGAATCAGTCCAGATTTTATGTTCAAAATCAGGAAAGTGTAATTGCCAAGTAGGTAGACAAATATTCCAAACAGGATGCCATTGACTTTTTTTATAAGGTGCAGTTTGATGTATTATTTTTGGTATCATAAAATTATAGTATTAAAACTCAATAAATTTTATTTTTAATTAACTATCATTTAATTCGATAACGAAATGAGTAGTTGCTGGATTTGCATCATATTGTAATCATATTAAAAACAATTAATATCCAACAGTTAATACCACAGGATAAGTAGCTCTTAAAGGATCCTCATTATAAAGCAATTTTATTTTAAACGCTAACGCGGAAAGAGTTAAATTAAAAGGATTTAAAGCATCATCTGGTTCATATAATGTACAACATAATCCTTCACATGGGTCTGCTCCCGGTGATCCTTTACATCTATATTGAACGGGATCTCCATAGGCTTCCCACTGACAAGAATTTCTTTCTACTTCGACGGCTAAAGTATTATTTCCATTATATACATCATTAACGCAATTATCCAAAAATGTCACATTAAACGATGAAACTGCAAGACCTGTATATAAAGTACCATAAGTAGGAGTTGAAGCTTGTGTTCCAATATTTTCTGCTAATGCAGCACCATCCCCACCATTAAATTGATTTATTGTAGTTTGTATATAAGAATCGGAACATCCATTTGCATTACTTAATTGAATGTCCAAAACAAAACTTGTTGGAGCAGGACTTGGTGTAGGAGTTGGTGTTGGTGTTGGCGTTGGTGTAGGTGTAGGCGTTGGTGTAGGTGTAGGCGTTGGTGTAGGTGTAGGCGTTGGTGTAGGAGTTGGTGTTGGTGTAGGTGTAGGCGTTGGTGTAGGCGTTGGTGTAGGCGTTGGTGTAGGTGTAGGCGTTGGTGTAGGTGTAGGCGTTGGTGTAGGTGTAGGCGTTGGTGTTGGTGTAGGCGTTGGTGTTGGTGTAGGCGTTGGTGTTGGTGTAGGCGTTGGCGTTGGTGTTGGTGTTGGTGTTGGTGTAGGCGTTGGTGTTGGTGTTGGCGTTGGTGTTGGTGTTGGTGTTGGTGTAGGCGTTGGTGTTGGTGTAGGCGTTGGTGTTGGTGTTGGTGTAGGTGTTGGTGTAGGTGTAGGCGTTGGTGTTGGTGTAGGTACCGGCGTACTACAATAAGCTGGTGTTGGACTTATGACGCTAGATAAACCGCAACATCCTTGTGTGATTAAATCACTATTTGAATTAAAACTAAAATAGTCTATGAAATAACTTCCAGATAGGAATAGGTTATAATTACTATCATCAACTATATAACCAATTATATCACCACTTTGGTTATTAATTCGCACTGATCCAGGTTTTATTCTGTCGCCCGCTTGTGACGGCGCAAAACTAAATAAAGAAAATTCGTTGGTCAGATTTAATTTGGCTTTTGAAATATCATAACCATCAAATCCAAATATATTATAAGAATTGTTATAAGAGTTATAATACATATTTTTGATTGTATTATAAACTTGACCCTGATAAGTGCCTACGGAATTTGTTGGATTCGTTTTAACATTATAAAACTGACTTTCTTTTGGATAAAAAACCGCACTAGCTGTTATGTACTTGCCAATTTCAAAATTTGGAATAACACCGCTATATTGTGATTCAGCAAGATATGATTGGTCAATTACTGATGTCGCACAACTACCGGAAACATTGTAATCACATTCATCATTTAACAATGATATTGGAAAATAGTTGTCATCGCTATCGTTGCCGGCAATTAAATTTGTAACGATATTGTTAACAACCTTAGGAGATGCTATAGAAAATGCCGTTACAAGAATATCTTCGTTTTTAAAAAATTTAATCATCCCAATATAAATAGGAGGATTTATTGATAATTAAAAGTCAATTCTTACTTTAATCAACAATTCATTATCAAATGATTTTTGTGTTGGTTTACTTAGCTTACCAATTGCTAGTAATTCATTGTTTACATTGTATAGTCCAACCGAAGTGATATATGTACGAGGATTATTTATTAAATCTTGATAAATAATAGTACCTTTGGTAAGTCCATCTGTGCCATCAGACACAAATGTTGGATTATTACTATAGTTAAATTGTCTATTTTTAATACGAACGAAGTAGTTTGATGATGGAACAAATTCACTCTTTCTTACACTCATTAATTTGTTAGTACCTTTAAGTGATTTAAAAAAGTCTCTTGTCCAAACTCTCCAATTACCCAGAACTTGGGTTGAATATTCATTTGTACCTGAAGCAATTGTTCTATTAAATGTTGTGATTACACCAACTCTTGTTTGTAGTGTTAATGCATTAAATATAACAATACCATTGGTTGGATAAAACAACCCAATACCTTCATAAACAGGACTATTATTTTTCAAATAAGGAGTTGGTAGGCCATTGATAACTGATCCTGAAATAAGATTATATACGCCGAGTGATTTATTTACAACTTGTGAATCGTCGATATACGAATAAACGCCATTTGCACCACTTAAATTAAATTGAATTTGACCCGGATCGATTTGATCTTTAAACTTATCAGCCGAATAGTTAACAGCAAAAATTGCTTCACTATCAACTGGATTATCTACGCTACCAGATGCAAAACTAAATAGTGAATCACCTGGTTGTAATAGTGTATTCTTATATTGAGTATAAATAACTTTTGTTTCGTTAGTTAATACTGGGACGGCATTGCCTGGCCAACTGAATTTTGAACTACCACTATTAGCATAATCTCCATAAGCAACTGAAAAATATTGTTCGGAGTCATAATAAACATCCACATAATACTGGCCATTTTTTACATCGTATGGTGTCGAGCCAGTTAACTGACGACCTTGTGTTGATGATGTAGTAAATAGCGATTGACTAACTTGTAAATCGCCTGTTCCGAACATACCAGATGAGACTTGGTTAATTCTACCTGCTACTATATCATCGTTTGTAAATTGACTGAATATCATAATTTATCAAGTTGTTGGCACCGTTACTGTAACATTAATTGCTGTATTACCACCACTTTCATTACCAATCAATGTAATATTTGTGGTTGTAGTCTTAGAAAGAGAAGCGTTTGGAATAAATCTAAATTTATTACCCACGACGGCTTGAGAAGTATTGGATGCCAAATCTCCAGCAAATGTTGGAACTGTAGCAGTTGTAGAATTTATACTATTAGTTTCTGTAACAACCAAAGTACCAACATTCTTATTTGCCAAAATTGCAGTGTATCCTAGTGTTACATTGTATGTTGGATTTGTACTTGGACTCAACAATATTTCCCCGGTAAAATCTCTTGGTACATTAATACTGGAAATATTCAAATTGATTGTAGGTACAGCTGTTACACCATCATTCAATGTGACCAACTTATATTTCATAAGTTGTGATTCGTCGGTAATAGGTTCCATAACTGGTGTATTACGAATAGCTATATCGTAAAAAGCACTTCCTTGTGGATGATTTGGATTAAATTGAGTATAATCAATTTCATCGTCGGATAAAGCAAATGCTGTGATATTTAAACCACCAGTTTTTGCTAAAATTTCTCTACCTTTCTTGGTGAGAACGGCGTTTACCGTAAGAACATTGTTATCTAAATATGCCATATATAATAATTATATCAAAGTTTTAGTTTTTTATCGAAATTTGTAATTATAAATTCATTATGTACGTGTCTAAACTTGAACTTGTATATATCGATGCGGTAAGTGGTTGTTGTACAAATATTGACTGAGGACTTGATATAGACCCAGTCAATTTACCATATTTGGTAAAAGTACTACTAGTGACTTGTAGAGATAAATAACCAGGTATAGTTATAATTGGAGATGAACCATTCGGCAAACCACTTCTATTTACGGTACGAGTATAATCATTTTTACCCTTGGTAAATGTATAATATGTTAAAGAAGCATTTTTGTCCAATTTTACACCATTGATAATTTTATAAATAGAACCACTTACGGCCCTATATTTGGTTCTAGATCCTGCAAATACAAATTTGCTTAAGTGACGTTTTGAATATCCGGAATTTAAGTCTCCTTTATACAAATCTTTATAAATACTACTACCTGTTATAGATCCAGATCCAATTTGAGTAACTCTGTAAAAGCTAGACGAAAATGCTACCAGAGAAGGTAATCTATTATTTGTCATCAAATAATATTGATTATCATTCACCTTAGCTAAATCTTTGATATATGGACCATCATTATCTATACCTACATCTTTACCATATTTACTATAAACAAAGTCTCTAGAGTCAAATTCAGATGGAATTTCAAACATCGAATAATTATATTGATCGTGATCAATATCAATATCATTAGTCTCAAGCAATCTTAAAACTCCGTAACTTGATGTACTCTCGGTATTAGTTAAGGACGATGTAAGTGTAGCGTAGTTATTAAATGTTATTAAACTAGATGAAGAGACCAAAGCGTTATCAGGATTTAAAGCGGTGACTTCAACGTTTCTATAGTTGAATTTTTGACGTTCAAATACTGATGGTTCTAATAATATACCACGTTTTAAAGTAGCTCTTTGTGGAGTTATTTTCTTAATAAAATCAAAAATAGAAAAATCTATGTAAAAATTATAGGTTGATAAAAACTCTTGTGGATATATGTACTTTTCATTTAACGCAGCAAATTCCCTTTGCAAAACTTTAAGTTCTGGATAACTTTGTTGTGTTAAATATGCTGGATCGCCAATGATATTTGCAATACCATCCTTGCCTAAAAAGTCTTCAATCTTTGTGTTTAGGTAGTTATATGGAGTGATATAATATCCAATAACATTTGAGTCCGCACCAAGTACATCTGTTGTATATGCGGATTCCTCAGATGGAACTAAATTAGTATCCAATTTCAAATCGATTTTATTAATCTTACTATTATTTCTATAATTTGGACCAAATTTATTTGAATTAATAGTTTGTTTTAATGACAACTTTTCAAATTGATATGGAAAGTCTGTTACTTCCATAGGTTTACATACAGGATAACCAACATTTTTAATTTGTGCTGGAAAATTTACAGCTGTGAAAAAATCTTTATAATAAGGGTTTTGATTTGGTACTAACTTTCCAGATGCGGTTGTGTACAGGCTGATAGGAGTATCAAAACTCCAAACATACCTAGCATTTTCATACTCTCTACTCTTATCATCTATAGAAAATGAATTGATATTATATGAATGTTCATTAAAATTATCTTGAGAGATAGGATCCAAATAAACTTTGATTTTATCAATATTTCCTACAAATTTAGTTGTGGTTAAAAAATTACCAACATGATAACTACCGCTTGAGAAAAACTGATTATATTCGTATAATACTGTTGATGTCTTTTTTGCAGTAAAATTTAATTGGCTTCCATAATATTGATTAACAGCTAATGTGTACACATATGGTGCATATTTTTCAGCCGTAGACGATGTTATAGACTGAGTTAGTGCACTGCTATTGATAATAGTTTCCGGTATATCAAATGCGATTGGAGCTAATTCTCTTGATAATAACAAAGTATATACGTCACCATTGAGTAAAGGCAATTCTGGTAACACTATATTAATAGCTTCATTAGATTCATAAGGTTGGAAATTAAATATTAATTGACCACTTTCTTTCTGTATAGACTTCTTAACATAAATTTGCCAATCGGTACCATTTCGCTGTTTCTTAATTAGTGGAATACGGTCTAAAAAATCATAATTTTTAATTTTGAATTTAAATGATAATTCTAAAGCGGATAGACCTGTAAACACTTCTCTAAAAGATTGTGTTATACCAGTACTTGCACTTTGTGAATATGCATTTCCAGAAGGTACCAATTTAAATTCGCTGCCAGTATAATTAAATTTTATATACTCGTTGTTTGTAAATTTGGACATGTATATAATATCATCAAAGTCATAGAATACTTGTCTATTTACAAAAACATCACTACTTCCATATTCTACAGGCTGTATTAAGTCAGATGACACACCAAATATACTTCTAATCAATTCATATGACGTACCAGTTCCTTTTGTTTTATATACACCACTTAAATTATTGGTAAATCTATTTAATATAGATTTGGCATAATCAAAGTAAGAAGATGAAAGTGAACCTGTGTATTCGGTATTATTGAATAAAAGTTGACGTATATCACTCTTTTCAAATTTAACGTTATCTAAATTCCAGTTAAATGAATTTAATAGTTCTTCGATGTAATTTTTTGGATAATCATTGCTGTCATTGTATGATATTGGATAAGCTCTTGGAAACTTTTTAATGTATACTAAGATATTATCGAAAAAGTGACCAACCATCGATGTAAATTTTATATAATCTTCAGATTGTGGATCATTCTTTAAATAAGCAGGCAACTGATTTAATAAACTATCATAGTTGTCTTTATCATATGATATACCCTCTTGAATTTTATCATCTATACTAGACGTATTGAAGAACAAATATGATTCATATTCATCAAATGTGTTTAGTATGTTAATTTGATCTTGAGTTAAAACATTAAATCTTTCAGATAAAGACGACGAAATTGAAGGACTTGAATTACTTGCTCGAGTAGATACTTGTTCTTTAGAAGTATCTAGACCAACATATTGAATAATTTTATTCTTTGCAATCTTTGTTCTCAACTCAGCAGAAGAATAATTTATAAAATTATTAAAATCATTATAATCAATCAACAAATCATTAATCTTTTGTTTTAATCTTGATTTTGCATAAAACAAAGAGTTTTGATCTATATTTGAGAATGTATCATTGGATGCCGCAATTGTCGGAACTTTTACAGAAAAATTAACTCCATTCAAATATACCTTACGAGATACCGAATCAGCATACATGTTTACTTTAAAGTATAATGGTGCTATAGAAATATTAGATATCCAACATGTTGTCTTGAGATTATATTCAGTTGGTAATGGTGAATCTAATTTGATTTGTACATTATTAACACCCTCAATTGAATTAAAGTAACTTGTGTGAGATAAAATCTTTACTAAATTTCCATTATCAAAATTCAAAGCATTTTTGTATAATCCAAAAAATCTGATACTATAGTTAGTTAGTAAGTCTGATGTTTGTGGTTGTAACCAATCTTCATATATAACTTGTACAAAAAAGTCTACAGCATCTTGCAAATCAATCGGATTTAATGATGTTTTTTGTACAATTCTATCTTGAGAAATCTTTGTTACTATAGTTTTTATTGCCAATTGAATTTCGTCAGCGGAAAATTCTAAATCGTTATATTGATAAATGAAATTCTTTAATTGGTCAGCAATACCAGTAAACTTTACTGATTGATATGAAAGTACATCTGTATTTTCATTTCTATTTAAAACAAGTACCTTATCAAAACCAGTGTAACTATCAATTATGAATTGTAACAAATCTGCTTCACTTTTAAACCCAAGATTTTGACAAATCTTTATAATATTTGATTGAAAATCTTGGTTTCTAATATAGAAATTGCTTGAAAGAGGATTGTTATTTATGATCTTTTTCAAATTATCTCCAAGCTGCAAGAACAAATATTTTTTACTAGCAAATGCTGATGTTTTAATTGAGGTTAATCTATTTGATTCACTGATATTTTTATTAAATGCAAATGAAAGTCTTAATTCTGTTCTGCTTGGTGAGATTTCTTTAATAACCAAACGTGTATTGGTATTACCCGCAATATTACGTATTGGATTATATAAAAGATAATATAGACCTGGACTTACTTCATTAAATCTCAAATCAAATTGTGGGTGTAACAGCATGTTATCACCAAATCTGAGAATATTTGTATTAGGATTTAAAATTCTATAGTTTTTTGATTGACCATTTATATCTAAATAATCTCCCTGAATTACATTATACGTAACGTTAGGAATAATTCTATTAAATGCTAAAGGTTCTTGTTCAGAATTGTATAGACTGAATTCAACTAAATCATCATCAGAATCACCAAAAAATATTTCATTGGTCAGGTATGATTGTTCGTACAAAGATTGAAGTTCTGTATCGAAATACGAAGCACTCACTAAACCTGTATTTGATCCATTTTCATCAATTGTCAAATAATTGTAAGGCATATTATATTAGTGGTAAAAACGGGAAGTCATCTCCAAAATCAGACGCTGCATTCCCCTGTCCCAGTTCGATTCTAAGATTAATAATTTCGCTTTTCATAGCAGCAATAACTTGTTTATCATCACTATCTTCATATTTTGTAACCAATTCATTTATAGTTTCGTTCAAAATACGATTTTCAGCTATGGCTTTATTATATTCTTCTATTACCGTATTGATATTTCTATTATCAGCGGCGGCAGGAGTTTGTAATTCTGTAAAATCTAATGTATTTGTATCTTCAATTTTTGATTCATTATACACAAATGCTTTCAAAGGAAGATTTACGTAATTTAAACTACCACTTACCGATTGACTAACAGAATACACTTGTTTTAGATTTCCAAACTCATCAAAGTTATTGGCGAATGTCCCAAAATCTTTAAATTTTTGAATATCTACTAAAGATACGTTATAAACTAATGGTATATTTGCCATATCATCTTACAATCTTAAATATTTTGCCAGTATCCGTTATGTCGACGGTACCATCATCATATTCTACTTTAATAAGTATTTTGAAATATCTTTCTTGGGGTAATCCTGAAGTATCAATTATAAAATAATTGCCTAAATTTGCATCACAACTCAATTTAGTATATCTATCAAAATTGATGAGTACTTCTTCCGATTCAGCATCCTTAATCATGTAATATGATGATGTTGGCAAATACTTTGGAGTAACCATAACAGGTTGTTGATATGCTTTGCTAAAAGATTTAAGTGGATATTTATCCCTACCAAATACAAAAACTTTTGGAATACTACCAGCCTTATATGCTTGTTTTAAATACTGAATATTGATTAAATTTTCAGTGGATCCGGTTAATGGAGCTAGACTACCTGTATTAAATACTACATCATCCCATGCTACGTCTAGGTATGGAGAATATATAGTATTTGATTCTTTACTGAAGAATTGTAATAATCCATCGGTATAATCTAAAGGTGGTGTACTAAGTTCTAATGATGTAATCAATATTAATCCATTATTAGGTACACAACCGCATAACCAAGATCTTACCATGGTTGTGATATCCATACTTATATCACTTTGAGCACCAAATGTAAATGATTGACTTGCAATCAGGCTAGATCCACTTAAACCTGGAAAAAATGAAGAGCTACATATCCATTTAGATTTGTTATTATATGATTGTGGCACATCATAATACCAAGTTCCGCCTTGATTTTTAAAACTTGCAGTAGCATATGATGAAGTTAACAAATAATCTATTTTTTCGTAACTGCGTGATATTGAATTACCAAACCACAATCCACTTCCACTATAGTTTCTATAGTCCCAACTAGCACCCATTTTACTACCATTATCTGCATAACGACCATTACCATTTTCCCAACTTGCACTTAGTGGATACGCATATATTTTATAATCCAGTGGAAGATTTCTAGCACCACAAGCTTTTAAGTTCAATGTAAACTTGATATGTGAACTTGAAATTTGATTCGATGCGATTGATTGGCTTAATTGTGTCAAATCGAATTTAACCAAAGTTCTGGAAAATTCTGGATATAGTAGATACGTTGCAGTCGAAGGTTTTGCAAATGTACCATCGTACATTCCATCAAAATAACCAATAAAGTTTACAACATCTGCATAATATAATGTTGATGATGTTATGGTTTGAATAAATCCATTAAAATGAGATGATGAAAATGTTCCACTAAAGGATCCACTTCTAAAAGCACTAACAGGTCTGTAAAAACCTGTTTTAACTGGGAGACCAGTATTTGATCTGCCATTTATAATACCTTGAAGATTCTTAAAACTACCTGTTCCAGTTAATGATGCGGTCAATGGAGAAACTATATAGTTTCGTGGACCCATATTTAATTTGGTAAATTTCGAACCAGATTTTACAGAACCCGAAAAACTACCTGTTGTCCAAGATCCACTAGCGTAAAAATAATTATTTGTAAAGTTATAACTACCACTGAATGATCCAGATGAAAAACCTGCAGAACCAGATACAAATAATCTCTTTCTGGGAACACTTGTTACATTTGATAATCTACCTGTAAAATTTGCGATGAAAGTCGTGTTAGCTATTGTATCAGATACAAGATCAAATTTTCTCCACATACTGCCAGAGTATACATAAAGAGATGATGTAGTATATGCTAGCCATCCTTCGTTACCATATGATTGTGTGGTTTGTGGTGGTGTATGCCAATTTATATCGGTAAACAATGTCTCAGCACCTTTATTTGACGCATAAATTTCTAGTGTTTCATCTATACCAAAATTTTTACTTTCATACTTAGATGAGTTGTTTATGTATGTATCTTTTGCTGGATATATAAATTTATGCATATTATACTACTAATCCTTTAATGTCTAAATTTGGAAATTTTACTTCGAATACTGATGGATCTTTCGATGGATATACTATGTTATTTTGCGTAGCTATACTAATATTATAAGCCACTGGAGAATAATTTCCATCGTCAATAGTTAAATTTTTAATTTTGATATCTGTTACAGATTGTACTCCTTCAATCTTCATTATTTCAAAATTTAATTGGCTCAAATTGATTGGTTGATTAAAACTCCATTTGTCAATATCAAAAAATAATTTAACGGATTCAATACAATTATTCAATACTTCACGTTTATTAAATCCTTGAAATACTGAAATCTTAAAATCTATACCTATGTTTATAATGAATCCATCAATTATGTTAATCTTATCAGTCAAAATCCTGTAGTTGTTTATATACGTAACCAAGTTTTGCAAAGTGGCCGCATTTACAACTGTTAAATTTCTGTTTGTATCATAACCCAACAAATACAAATTATTTGTAAATGGATTATTAGATTCTAAGAATTTTCTACGATCTAGTGGATTAATAGGGTTTAAATTTAAACTCAAATTATTATCTATTGTTGTCAAACCAGATACCAATCCATTATAAGTTACTTGTTGAGTTAAATTATTTTGTACATATGCTTTAGCAATATTACCCAAATCCGGCGGTAATGCATATATCCTCAATAAGAAATCATCTTGAGTTACCATTCTGTTCTGTGCTGAAAAGTTTAGTATAGCATTTTGTCTTATTTCTTCATCGGTTTCAGCATCATCACCACCAGTTGAAGCTTCTTCATTATTGACTCTTAGTGAGTTTTGAACACTTCTAAGAAGATTAATTTCACTATCTGTTAAACCAGTTGTATCATTTTGAAATGATGTAGATGATATCTTACTTATATCACCAGAATTAACATTTGAATTGACTCCACCACCAATAATATATGTTATTGTCAACGTTGTATTCGATGGTGATACACCATACGAATTACTCTTCAATACGTTTGTTCCATCCAAACTTATGTTTAAATTCTTCAAGTTTGATAAAGCAACACCAACGTTAGTTGGATTAGGAATTACAATTGTATTTTGAAAATTTTCAGTATTTGCACCAAACTGCAAATATGTATAATTACTTTCATCAATAGTTGTTACAAATCTTTTTTCGGTTCTTAAATACTTTAAAATTTTTGGTGTTTCACCTCTGTACTTAGACAATGTTTGATTAGTAAGTGGAACATTATCTACTTTTAATGGAATTGTATCTTGTGCCAAATAGTCTACTTCATAATAATTGTTGTTATTACTATCTACAATACTTATAACTTTAAGAACATTTGTTTCATCTAATTTCAAAGTTAAAAATGGAGTAGCAGCGTCAACACTTACTTGTTTGGTAACGATAGTACCAGAATAAGCCTTGCTTGATTTCTTTAATAAAAAGAATTGAGGAGCACCTGATACGTCTCTATTGAACACACTGATTTCTCTTGGTGAAAATAAAGTGTCTTGTGTAAAATCTATGCTTTCTTCTACGATAAAGTTTATACCACTTAAACTAGTAAGTTGTGTAAATGGTCTTAATATAAGAGCATATCTTTCATCCGGTATAAACTTATTGTCTAGAGTTTGTATAGATGGTATAAGTTGAAAAATATCAACATCCGCAGTTGATGCGGAAGAAACTTTTGGTTTATAACCCAAAAACTTAGCTAGGTTTATGATGTTTCTACGATCTACCGCAAATTGAATAAAACTTTCCAAAAATTGTTGATCGGTATAATAAGATAAAACATCACCAACATAAGAGGCTTGTTCAATAAAAATTTGACCAGGAGAACTTTCACTGAAATCTCTATAAGACAGCGGATAATATTGTTTTGTAAACTCAATAAGCTGTTGTTTTAAAGATGTGAAATCTCTATTGACGTAATTTACGTCTTTGGTATTATTTCTAAATGTTTTATTAATTATTTCTGACATCAGATTCTAGGGGTTGAGATTGTTACATCCGTTTGTGTTGTAGCATTATTATAAGTAAATACAACGCTTATAAATATTTTATTTTCATCATTATTTATAGATCCTCTGTAATTTTGTTCACTAGAAAGTTGAACCTTTACATCATTGACAATCACACCATTGACAAATTTATCAATATCACGCTGTACAGTATCTACAACAATTTCTCTGGAAACCTCCGTAACATTCATTTCGAATAGTAAGTTATATAAACTCGATCCAAATGTATTATTAAATCTTCTCTCGCCGGGTTTAGTCGATAGAAGATTATGAATATTTGATGATAATTGTTCTGAGGTCAATGAATTGGTTTCAAAATATCCATCTTGACCCAACGTAATCGGTAATTTTAAACCTAGAGCTTTTTTAGCCATGGATTAAGCCTTATTTCTTTTCTTATCTATAGCCTTCATCAACTTTGAATAGTCTCTGGTCATGGCTTGATAAACAGATTTTACCTCTTTTGGAGCAACTTCAGGTACTTGAACTGGAGATTCAGTATCAGATATTACAGATACATTTCCACCAATCGGATTAAATCCCTCAGATAAACCAACATATTGGCCCTCTCTTGGAACTCCACCTGTAGTTTCGTTCAGTACTTGATTTAATACGTCATTATTTGAGTATTTGACAAATTTCTTAGGTACTGGTGTTGGTTGTTCCTCAACTTGTTCTTGTTCAATTAAGTCTTGCATCTTTGTAGATGAAGTTTCTTTTAATTGAGACTTTTTACCGTCTTGAGTCAACAAAATTTCAGCTAAACATGTTCTCAATTCGTTTTTAAGAACAGCTTTAACTTCTTGTTGTACAATCTTACGTATAATTTCTTTAAGAGCATCAGTTTTCATATTATTATATATAATTATTAGATTGTTTGATATTTAACTAAATTTATCTTATCACAATATTATCCGAATCCACCATAAGAGTTCAATTTATTTGTATCAATATTAGCGGTTATCTGTGAACCTACATTAGTTTTGATAGCTCCCAATTTTGATTTTGATAAATTTAATAGTTGTTCCGCACCTTTGGTACTATCAGGTCTTGGTATTTTAATTGTTTTAATTCTAGGAGTACTTGGTGGTTTGGGAATTTTAAGTTTAGGCATGTTCTTTTTAATACTTGACAATTTAGCAGCTGCAGCTCCTAAAGCACCACCCGCACCTCCTCCAATTAAAGCACCTTTTGCTCCACTCACTAATCCTCCTATACCGGCACCAACTCCAGCACCGGCTAAAGCTCCACCCACTAAACCACCCATAGAACCTACATCTGGTGCGCCACCAACACCGCTAACTAAATTACCTGCTGCACCACCAACACCACTAACTAAACCACCTGCTGCGCCACCAACACCACTTACTAGACTACCTGCTGCGCCACCAACACCACTTACTAAACCGCCTGCTACGCCACCAACTAATGGGATTTTACTTAATGCACCGCCAACTGCACCGGTTACCCCACCTACCACACTACCCGCTGCACCCGTTACGCCACCAACCACACTACCTGCTGCACCAGTTACTCCACCAACTACACTACCAGCTGCACCTAATACACCACTGGCAGCACCTTGAGCTTTACCAATTAAACCCCCAACTGATTTTGCTAGTTTTGAAGTGGAACTAATAACTCCGGTCTTTGCATCAATAATCTTATCATTACCCGCAATCGATTCAGGACTAAATTTATCCGGAGACCAATCCTTACCCAAACCATCTACTTTTATACCTTTAGGATTAAGTTTATCAACCACACTTCCAGCTATACCCCCAGCCAAAACACCAGCTCCAGCTCCAATTAAAGCAGCCTTACCACCACCGGCTAATGCACCGATACCAGCACCTAAAGCACCACCTCCTAAAGCGCCTTTGACACCAGAAGATAAATTGTTTAGTATACCACCGGCACTTTGTTGTACATTTCCAACCGCACTTTGTGCTTGAGATGTGAGATTGCCTACAGAACCCTGTGCTTGGCTGACCGCACTTTGTGATTGAGATGTGAGATTGCCTACAGAACCCTGTGCTTGGCTGACCGCACTTTGTGCTTGAGATGTGAGATTGCCTACAGAACTAACTGCGGATGTAGCAGAACTTTGCACTTGTGATGTTGCTTTGGAAGCAGCTTGTTGAGCGGCATTTGCATCCAATCCTTTAACTTCTTGTGTTGGAAGTTTAATATTTGGATTATCAACGACAGGAGCTTTATTTGTCACACCAGATATGGTTTGTGTTGGAGGACCAACTAGTGCTGGTTCTGGGTCAGTGAACGCATCTTGTCTTTCTATCTTAATACCTCTTCCACCTATCTGATCGGCTAATGTTTGTAAAATAGATTCTCTTAATTGTTTAAAAGCTTTATTAAAAGCAATTGCGGGTGTTGTACCATCTGCTACTAAGCTTTTATTTGCTGAGGCTATTGTTACGCTCAATGTTTTTCCCGAAGTTGTTGGTCTTGGGACTTTTATATCACCACTCAATGTTACAAATACTCTGGGTAAACCGGTTAATTCATCTTTTTTTGTATCGGAAAATTTACCAGTTAATCCAAATCCTAATTCGTTTGGAAATTTTGCATCAGGAGATAAATCTCGCACAGATATAGTAGGCATCGGCGCATCATCGGCAGTTTTTACATTTGGGTTTACAAGATCAACCTTTGAATAAAACGCATTAATGGCTTTTCTATATTCATTTGCATTAAAAACACTACCATTCCAAGGCACCTTCTGTTCGTATGATATATAATATTCACTCATGATGATTAATTTTCAAATTCAAATTCTATTTGTACCGGACCTTCACGACGATTTCTACCTTTGAAATCACCAACAACTCCATCACCTGTAACAGTATTAATTTCAACGGGATCTTTGCACTCACCAGCACTGCCTGTTGGTTTTACACCATTACTACCCGGTGCATAACCACCTCCAGTAACGAACACTCTTCTACTCATGGTCTTGTGTAGATTATCTCTCAATAATTTTAAAGTTATTTGTTGTACTGGTATTTGCGTTTGATCTGGATTTGAGTCATTGGTATTTTGTTGATTTATAGCACCGGCATCTTCATGACCATGTGGATGTGGATGTACGTGATGATACCAATGTACGTGGTCCAATAGCCAATTACATAGATCATATAACCAATCGACGGTGGTTTGTCCTAATAATGCTGGTTCATTAGTGTCTCCATATTGACCCAAAAATATTTGAGGAGCATTTAAACATGCTAATCTATTTGTGGTCATTACTATCTGATCATTGGCATCAACAGTATATTCATTATCGGTAACAACCGCATAACGCTTTTTACTAAAATGTAAAGTTTCTGCGAATCTACTACTCAATACCAAACGATCTGTATTGATGACTATTTGATCTCCAGTAAGTGTGGGTAGTACAAACTTTGTAGAATTGGTTGTATTATATTTTACCTGTTCTTCGGTAGGCAAAGAATCTACGGTCACACCAAATATACTTTTGTATACAGTTGTTCTCCACATTGATTGTGTAGCACCGCTTGTTATTTGTATAGTACTACCATCGTGGTTTATATCTTCTTCTATCTGACCGCCATAATTTTTTTCTTGTTCATCTATTTTTGGAATGGGTGGTAATTTTGGATGTATAATTTGATCTATATCTTTAGAAATGTTTCGTTGTCTATTTCTAATTGTAATTTTTGGATTACCATAACCACCATAGGCTGATCTCTTCAATAAGTTTTTATCAAGAATATATGAAGAGTCTCTTATATTTTTATCAATTAATCTATTTTCATCGTATGCGCTAAATCTAATTGATTGACCAAATCTACTTTCAATAGCAGTATCACCTTCATATTTTTTAACAGATCTAATATATGGATTTATAACAAAGTAGTTACCAAAAAATCCTGTTTGGTTTAAGTTAGTAAATGCGGGATGTGATATATAACTTTCCCAAGTTTGTTTGGGATCCAGAGGTTTACGATATGGTATGGCACTATTTGATGTATCGCTTGCTGATTTCTCTGTAACGAAATCACCATTTGTTCCAACAAAATTAAACTTACTTAGTGGTTTTGTGTAAAAATAATTATCTCCTATTTTGATCACCAATACTTGTTCGTTAATCAGAGGATATTGTGTAATCGTAGTATCAAGTGGTATAGCCCATGGCAACTTTTCAACTGCGGTTTGTTTTTCCAAACTTAAAATTCTAACTTTGGCTCTACCAATATAGCTAAAATCTGTATCTGATGGGTTTGGTATACCAGTATTATAATTTACTGGTATCTGTTGGTACTTGATGGTAGGTGCTGGATAAGAATTAGGATCGTTTTGATTCTTACCTAGAAACGGATGATTTTTATCCAATATGATATCTACCACCACCGCAACTTGCAAGTTTGGATTAGCTGATAAGATATTAGTTGGATCCAAAGACTTTGGAGCTTGACTTTGGTTTTTAATAATACTTACTATATTTGTAGAACTGCTCATATTATGATTTACCTATTTTTATGACTTCATCCATTAATTGTTTACGTTCTTCATCTGTAATCATCATATTTAACCCTTCGGCTGTATTTTCAGTCTTAGCAACTAATCTTTGTACTACAGATGCTAATTTAACTAGTTGTTCATCATTCTTTACACCAACATCGTAATAGTCTTTTATAAGAGGTACAATAATAACAGCATCGTTAACAGTCTTAATTAATGTTCTCAATTCAGAAACCAATATATCAATTTGGTCCTTTTTACTTTCGGAATTCTTTACAATATCTTTGCAAAGACCCGAAAAAGATTTTCCCTTGTATATTTCAAAGTTTAGATCCATATCATATAAATAGAAAAAACCACCTAATTTCTTAGGTGGTTGGTTAATTTAATTAATTTTAAATAACGCCTTTGTTTAGATAACTTTGCATTATAGTGTTTTGATAATTCTTCATCTTATCAATTACTTTAGTAACCTGTTGAGTTTTACATCCGCTAATCTCTCTAATATAGAGATATAAGGTTTTTTTATTGAATGTTTCTAATCTATCACAGTTTCTAAATAACTCAATGACTGCGTATGCTATATTTAGATCTTTTTCCTTACTAAATATCTTTTTAAGATTTTTTTCCCAATAATCTACTAATAATCGCATAAGTTCTTTTGTCTGAACATTCTTGTAATGTTCATCCTCTGTCTGTAAACAGACTGATGATTCACTTGGAGTTTCTGCAATATCTACGTGTTGATTAAATCTTTTATAATTAGAATTATTATGAAATATAAGATAATTCTTTGCTACTATACTAAAATAACTAAATGCTTTACCTTTACCGGCTTGAAATTTATGTATATTGGAAACTAAATGACTAACAGTTTCTTTTTGTATTTCTAGTGGACTATTATCAAAATATGTAAACTTAAATGTATTGAATATATTTTCTACTAATTTTTCAAAACTATATCTAATCTTAGTTTCATATATATTGTTTCGAATATTATTATCTTTCTCATCGTTGTATTCTATAATAGCTTCTTCTGTAGCCTTACTAAAATAAATCTTTTCTTTCTTATTTCTACCTCTACGTCTTTTCTTTGGTTCATTTTCATCTACCAAAGTTACTTCATCTGATTCTTCAATCATCACATCTTTTTTGATAGGTTCATTGGTTCTTGGAACAATAATCTCTGATTTCTTAATAGGCTTTTCTTTTTTTACCAATGTTTTTTTATTTTTAATATCATTCTCTGATATTATAGAAATGGAAATTTTTGGTTTCTTTTTATTTTTAAATAAAACCTTAGATGCCTTTGTTTTATTAACTATCTTAACAAGTTTCTTTTTAGATTTGGTTTGTTTTTTCATCAACATCGGTTGTAGTGGCTGACTCATCATTTATCCTTTGGTTAGTTATCTTTATTATGTTAACGATGTCATTAAATAAAAAACCAACATCGTCATCTTTTTCAAAGATACCACGTTCATCAATACTTTTCAACTTTTTGTATACATTATTAATTGATTTTTTAAAGTCAATTAACCAAGTCTCCAAAATATCAATTGTGTAAAATGCGCGTTTTAAAGCTACAAACAAAAATATGTTTGTTACTAGTGATATTAATAGAAAAATAATAATTACGTACATTTATTTATTCAACTATATCATCTGACACTTCAATATATTCAGCGATATAGTCTAGTGATTCTTTTACAGAATTCCAATCAGTATTTTCATATCCATACTTGATTAGATTATATAATTCTAACAATTCTTCTTCGTTCATATATATTCGATTTTTCACCTCAAGTATAAAATATATATTACGAATGTTTCAAAATAATTTTTTTATTTAAAAACTAGCAAACGCACCTCTAACACTTTCATTCTTTTGTTTAACAATTTTTTCTACTACTTTTTCCACTTCCTTTACAACTTCGACTGGTTTTTCCACAATCTTTACAACTTCGACTGGTTTTTCCACAATTTTTTCAACGATTTTAACATCGTTATTAGCGTTGTTAGGTTGTTCTGAATCTGATATTGAACTAGTTTGAACAGAGTCAGTTGTGGAAGATTCTTTGATATCTTCTTTTTTGTATATTTGATAATGTTTTGATTCTTTTTCATAGTTATTATTTGTTATGATATTATAGGCTAAAAGCAAAACGATTGCTAATGGATCAAATACAATAATTAATATTATTATAAACCATTTTGCCACTTTTTGAATGGTTGTATTAAATTCATCCGCAACAAATTTAAATGTAGTTATATCTTTTTTCTGACTATTTTCAATTTTAAGTTTGAATACGTCTTCATCTATTTTTGATAACCTATCCCCAGAAATTTTAAGCTTTTCATTTTCAGTTTCCATTTGTTTATTCAAACCTTCAATTTGATCGTTAATTTGGTTTTGAAGATTTTGAAACTGAATTGGATTTCTTGCAATTACTACATTTGTTAATGTTTCTGACAATCTTGCCTCTTGAGAAGATCTTAATTTAAACAAATTACTTATAGATATCGTGGTAGATTCAATCTTTTTCAACTCTTCTACTTTTTGTGATTCAAATGCAGCAATTTTAGCTGTTGATACTTCCGTTTCTAATGAAGACTTTTGAAATGCAGAGGTTAAAAATCCAAATACACCCAACGATGTAATAAACATTAAAGCAAATACTGCAAAAATCATATACAACTTCAACAATATATTAGCACGTTTCCAATATCTAAAGAGCCAAGATGTTGTAACAAGTTTACCAAGTTCTAACGCCGATGCCATAATCATAGCCGCTAGTGTGGCACCAGAAAATAGCATTCCAATACCATATACACTAAAATATGCAGCACACCCAGCTATTAGTAGTGATGTAAATATGATTAGATGTTTAAATTGTATCATATATATAAATATTAATTAAATAAAAAACCCCGTTAATTTAATAACGGGGTTAACATAACCTAAATCAAATTAATTGATCTTTATCTTCTTTGTTTCAGGAATGGTGGGTTTAACCTTTGATAATGTGATGGATAACAAACCATTCTCAAATTTAGCCTGAGGAGAATTTTTATTAATTTGATCACCTAGAGTGAAGCTTCTCTTAAAGCTACTATGTTTTAATTCTCTACGAATATATTTTCCAGTAGATTCTTTATCTTCCACATTTTTGATCTTTTGACCACTAATGGTAAGTACATTTTCTTGTACTTCAACCGATACTTCGTCTTTACTTAGACCTGGAATTTCTGCTAGAATTTCGACGCGATCATTGTAATCGACTACATCTACACGGGGATAACTTTGTTTTTCGAAGAAACCCACTCCCAATTCTTTATTTAATTCTGGGAAATGAGCCGCAAATACTTCATCAAATACGCGGTCAAATGGAGTTAGAAATTCGTCACGATCAATGTGACGCAATGCAAACGGACTATTATATCTTACTACTGACATATATTTACCTTTCTTTTTTTTAATAATTCAGTTGAACTTATTAACCTAATAGCCTCACTCGAGCACTATAGTAGATAGTGTCTATAATATCACCATCTGATAATATATATTACACACCTTTCGAAAAATGTCAAGAACTATAATAAAAATTCTAACAATGTCATTGAAGAAGTTGCAGAATATCCTGAAGCAATAGAATAATGAGATCTATTTATATACCAACCTGAACTCGCAGTATCACCCTTTACTCTGACCAAATAGGTACGTGATGTTGTAGATCCAGCCGTATGTAAATATGTAGTAGATGATGGTTGTGCATCAAAGGTACTTCCATCAACACTGGTAAATTGTTCAATCAATGGCGTATATGTTCCACCTTCTAAAACCCATAACCCCGCTATAGCATTTCCGGGAGCATTACCATTTGCCAACACAATTGAAGCATTTATCAAAATTTTAGAAGTGGAAGAATTTGGTGTTATAGTAATCGCCAAAGCGGTGTCTGTCCACGTTACGCCGGCCCCGACAGCTTGAGTTGAAGATTGAACTGAGTTGGCGGATTTGATTAAACCAGCGGCACTACCACCTGCTATATAACTGGCAGTTTTTGCATAACTAGAAGATACAGCATGACTGCCTGTACCCCAGAAACTAACAGATTTGCCATTAAGTGTTTTAAATGGTGTTTTACCATAGAATGACCCTGTAATACCACCATTTACATTTAACTTACCATGAATATAAGTGTTACCACTACCAGAAACAAAAAATGTCTTTGTTAAATTTGGAAATGCAGCACTTGATGATCCATAATTAACCAATATTGCTGTGGATCTATGTTCTACAGTTGCTTGTGGAGTCCATGCTCCTTCTCCACTACCACTATACATATTAATTTGTAACTTAGCTCTTAAATATTCACTAAATGCACCAGTAGATGTGCTTGGAGGTTGTACACCTATACCGATTGCACCATCTCTACTTGGGGTATTAAGGGACATGTATGGCCAGAAATAGAATCCATTTCTTCGTTGAACCATACCATAACACTCGCCGGTTGTAGATTTAGCAACAATGCCGGATGATGAAAAGGCATTTGATCCAATTGGGGCGACAAATACTAAACTACCACTATCAGTGCTCAACAAGGTCCACGCTGAATAATTTGGATATGGTTTACTATTATTATAATTTGCTAACGCTATACCCGCTTGATTAAATCCAGAACTACCTCTGCTAGCAATAACTAGATAATTAAATGCAAGTGATGATGATATATTTAATGATTTAACTCCGCCGGAATTATTTTCAAATATTAATCCTGGAGCACTTGTTAATCTCGTACCATCAAAGTATCCGACGCCCTTTGATGTGTTCTGATTTGTTTGACGTAAATATGATGATGTTTGAGAAAATGTTGATGTACCATAAAAGCTTCCACTAAAGCTACCACTGGCTTTTCCTTTAAAACTTCCCGAAAACGATCCCGTAAATTTGGCATTTGGATTATTGCCAACATAATTCAATAGGTTTGCGAGAGTACTTTTACGAGAATATAAATTACCGCTCGTATTTTCTATTGTTAGAATTACATCACTATCTTTTAAAGCGCTATAGCTAGCTAATTTACTTACTTTGATAAGTTGAACATTTAGACTATTACAAGGTGTTGACATATATTATAAGTATAATCTCGATTATATAACTTGCGATATAATAAAGTCTATTTGAATATAAGATTCAAATGATGCATCATTATCTAAAAATTGTAGCTCCCCATCGGCAACTAAAGAATTATCTAAATCTTTTCTGATTTCAAATGTTACAATATTATGTCCTGTAGGAACTACAGGATTAGGAATTTTAGTTGGATATGTTAAATCATAATTAATTGTTGTTGTACCGTATGGCGCCCATGAATTCGTATTAGAAACATCTGTTACCGTTGTTAACCTATTAACGACAAATTGTAACACCTTTCTAGTATCAGCACCAATATTACTTAAACTTTGCGCTAATATTAAATTTCTAATCGTGGTTTTACCTGCAGAAAAACTACTATAATAATTGCTAAAACTATAGCTGGTTCCTCCACCAGATACAACTTGTTGCCAAAATGAAAAATTCTGAATCATATCAGCTAAAATTTTGTATCGCAGATGCAAATACATTATCATCTATATTAACAAATGTGAATACGTCCTTTCCAAATGCTGTTAATGTAGGTGCAATTCCATTTTTCCAATATATTGATGTGGTTGATGATCCACCATCTATACTAGCATTCCATGTCAACGTGAAAGCACCTGCATTATGCACATATACTGTACAGGTTTTACCCTTTCTTAAATTTATGGTGACAGTACCACCTGTACCATTTACAGTTAGTTTACTTGATGGATATAAATCGCCATTAATAGTAGCGGTAGCACTAGCTGCTAGTGTTACACTTGATGGTGGCGATGTTACTGCTCCATATAAAGATCCAGTAATACTAGAATTAGCAGTAATTATTCCAGTAGCAGTAAAATTGGTAACTTGAAAAGTATCGATACCATTAAAAAACGCCATATTTGACGCTGCCAATGTTTTACTATCAGTCCAATATGAAACATAATTTGCAGTTGGTACACCACTTCTTGTTATTGGAGTACTCCATGTTGCTCCACCACTACCATCCTTTATTACGACTTGATATTGACTACCACCACCAGGTAAAGCCCCAGTGCCCGAAGAAGCAAAAGCTGCAGTTAATGCTTGTGTAGCGTAAGATGATGTTCCGTAAAAGAATGCGTTCGGATATCCGCCATTTGCAGTTGCGGTTCCACTTCCATTTTCTAATATTTTATTTGAATTAGCATTTAAAACATCACCTGTTAAATTACCAACTGAATTACCCGTGACGTCGCCTGTTAAATTACCATTTACATTACCAGTTACGTTACCCGTCAAATTACCAGTTACGTTACCAATTATATTACCAGTTACATTGCCAGTCAATCTGCCTTTTAAACTACCGGTGAAACCTGTATTCGCACTACCTGTTATACCACCTATTGTATTTACAACTTTAGTTTGAAACGATGAACCATTTGCAGGAATAAATGTTAAATTTGTTGGACTAATAGTAGCAGTACTACCAGCACCCATAGTTAAATTTGAACGTATAGTAACTGTATGTAAGTTGGAAGTCTTTCCATTTGGATTGAAAAAAGATCCAGTAAAACGATTATCAGCATTTTGAAAATCAACCGCATCTGGAAATGAGCCAAATGTTGATAATACAAAATCTGACAACGTTGTTAAAGTTGTTTTTCTTGTTAAATTATTTGATGCGTTTAAAGATTGAATAACTAATAGATCATTTCCACTCAAAGTTGTTGCTGGAGTGAGATCCGATATCAATCTACCTCTATTTGATATTACTACTGCCATACTATATAATTATTAATTAATTTAACTTTTTTAGTTTTTTTAATATATATTTGACCAATCCGCTGCGAACAATGTCTTCTTCTGCAAATTTGAAGATATAAATTCCATTGCTTTTACTTTCTTCATCATCAAATATATTCATAACAGAAGAAAATCCACTTTTACCATTGATATCACTTTGGTCTGGATCACCACAAACATATAACTTACTAAACTCACCAACGCGGGTTATAAGAGTTACAAGCTCTTTTTTAGTCATATTTTGAGCTTCATCAGCTACTATAACTTTAGCATTCCAGTTCAAACCACGTAAAAAGTTTACTGGAAAACCATGTATACGTTCTTCCTTTTTAAGTTTTTCGATATCTGATCTTGGTAGTAATTCCTCTAGTTTATCAATAAGAGGTTGTACGTATGGACTCATTTTTTCATCCATTTCACCAGGTAAAAATCCCAATTTACTATCACTACTTTCTACAGCGCTGCGAACATATATAATTTCGCTAACTCTTTTATCATTAATTAGATTCAACCCAGATAATACTGAGGTATACGTTTTACTTGTACCTGCAGGACCGGATATAAATACGAGTTTTGAGTTTTTATTAGTTAATATGTTTATGAGCTCTTTTTGTTTTTCAGTTAACTCTACACTTTTTATTTGAATCGAGTCTTTAATTTTTGTGTTTTGGTGAACCTTTGGGCTTGTATCTTTTTTTTTGCTCATTTTTGGTATCTAATAATTTTTGTACTTTTTTTACACATTGACAATACTCATATTGTTCTGTCTCAATGTAGTATTTAAAAATAAACTCTAAGTTTTCTTTGAATGATAACGAATTGAGTAAAACGATATAATCACTATTCTTAAATTTAAAAACTTCTATATTAGTTAGTTTGTTGTTCAGTGCGTGTTCGATTGAATCAACAACCTTTTTTGTCAATATAGTTTTATTTTCAATGATGTATTTTTCCATCTCATCATACTCACATGGTAATATCATCGCGGAAAATTTTTTAGACATAATAACTGATTATATATATCAAAAATCAATACAATTAGACAAAAATAAAAGCGTCACTTTTCAGTGACGCTTTCAAATAATTCTAATTTATACTAAACTTTACTTACTCTTTTTACCAGTTTTGTTTTTCTTTTTCTCAACAGATTTCTCTGATGATTGTGTCGGATCAATGTTCAATAATTGTGTTAACCTAACTCTCGCAGTAGACTTCCACGATCTCTTGGTTCTATCTGAAACTAGATCAAATGTTTGACCCTTTAATAATAATGATGTAACATCCGATTCTGAAGCAGCTGTTTTAATTTGTTCTCTCAATCCCATATTACTTTACTCTCCTTGATAAGTTTACAATCTCCAACTTACTTCCATCTGGCCATCTTGTAATAATACGAGTCCAGTGATCATACTCAGACTTAGCTGCGTCTTTATTCGCATATTCTTCATCTGAGACTCTGGCTCCATTTCTCATAACTACGTACCTATCCGATGCATTTTCAATTACTACTTTCTTTTCTTTGGTTTGCATTATATAATATAATTTTGTGGTTAATATTTGATATGATCTAAACAATCTCAGATTATCAGCCTGAGAAATACTATTCATAGTATACAAAATATTCTGTGTTTGTCAATACTAATCTTTAAAGTTACTTATATAGGAAAAAAATAAAAGAAAAGTAAAAAAACATTTCTTGAAAGTAATTTAAATTAAAAAAAATTAGTATTAAAAATTAAGGATTACTAGTTGATGCTTCTTCCACAATTGCCTTAATTTCGTTTTCGATTTCTTTCATTTTTTCTTTATATCCAGAAGCTACATCCTTGAAATCTTTCTTTACATAAAGAAGTTTTTCAGTTAACTCATATACCTTTTGTTCTGCTTGTTGTTTTGTTAGTTTAATATTACTCATAACTTTTTCAAGTCTATAATTTGTTTTACTGCTTCTATTGGTATATAACTAGTAACATAATTGCCTGGATCTACATTTTTTAAATCAGGTAATTTAGTTTTGTCAATCACTACTATTATACCTTCACCCTTATCTCTATAATTGACTAAGGCAAATCTTGCTGCCAATTTAAAATCGCTAGCTAAATAACTACCAACAATGTCTCTGGTATTACCTTTACCTTTACTAGTAACTTTACCTTGTTTTTTAAGTATATTGTATTCTTTCTCAGACATTCCTCTATATAATACACCATCATCGTCTGGTACCAAATCAAGTTTATCCGCAATATATTTTAATTGACCTTTAGGTTCCCACACCAAGTAGTCATATATACTGGACTCGTATAATAAACTATATCTTTTCATCTTTGTATAAATATACTTATCTAGTATGGAAGAGGTTAATTTTCACGAAGTTAATATAAACAATCATAATATAACTATCTGGGCAAATAAATTTGTAGTATTGAGACATCCAGAAAAATGTGATGTATATGAAGATGATTGTTGTAGAGAACGAATTACAAAGTATTTGATTGAAGAAGGTTATATCAATGATAACGGAGTAATAATCATCGATAGCTACATTGACTTTGAATCTGAATAAAATGGTGGACGTAAAGGGAGTTGAACCCTTGTCTTTAATAGATAACTTATATCAGCCTACACGTTTATATATTTTAAATTGTTAGGAAGTAATAATAAAAAATATCTAAAAATATTACTCTTAAGATTTACTATTTTCTCAATCATTTGCGCAAACCAAACATTTGATCCAGTCCAATAATTTACACCCAACACAAATATCAGACTTCAATGTGAAGGATGGTGCGACAACTTAAGCCGCAACTGCTACAACATCATCATAAGAGAAGTCGTAGCTGATTACATTATCTTCAGCAGTTAATGTTATAATAGATGTTTTAAAGAGGCCAACTATCATCCTCTACGTGCCTAACATAGGTGTACTACTAAATCGAAACCAGTATACGCCCATAAAATTTTGGAGCGGGTAGCCGGAATTGAACCGGCACATCGACCTTGGCAAGGTTGCAGGCTACCACTACATCATACCCGCGCTCTCTTTGAACATTAATAAATAGTTGATTAACAACAAACATTAATTTCAAATGGTGGACCGTAAGAGAATCGAACTCTTCCCTAAAGCTTGCAAAGCTCCCGTGCTACCACTATCACTAACAGCCCATTAAAATCAACCCTATCCTATCTGGATCAGATTCGTCCGGGTCAGACTACAGGGGTGTATCGTCATCCCTCACGTTGTTGGGGTCACCCCCCAACACACACGTTTATTAAAATGATCAAAGTGTCACTCCGAATAAATTGGCAGGGGATGAAGGAATCGAACCTTCACTAAGAGATCCAAAGTCTCCTGCACTACCATTATGCAAATCCCCAGTTAAATGGAGCGGGTAGTGAGAATCGAACTCACATAATCAGTTTGGAAGACTGACACTCTACCATTGAGCTATACCCGCAATGGCGGTTGGAGAAGGATTTGAACCTTCGGAGGCTTTTTTAACCTCGGAGC